TCACCATTGTCGATGATATTTGTAATATTCGTTCCATCGGGAATGAGTCGAATGGATGAATAGTTTGCATCCGTTGGGTAGATCACAGGTTTGATGATGTTTACGTTACCAACACGGAAAACTTCATTGTCTGCAAGATGTTCTTCTGCATATGTCTGGAGTACTTCAATGTCGATGTTATCAATCTGCATATTGTTGACCGTGAATTCAATTGGAATTGCAAAACTCTTATCCGAGTAAATACCATTCTTATCATGAATTCGAATTTGAATGTTGAGTGGTGTTGTCGCCACCGGTGTATCTGTAATGGCCAGTTTAATTTCATTCCGATCATAATCGAATGTTACTGTTCCGATATTCGGTGTCAGCGTAACCGTAACATCATATTGTGTTAGATCCGTCGCATCACCTGTAATTACAATCGGAATGGATACATTCGATGTCGTAATCTTTGATACCGAAGATGAAATGTTGACAACCGATGGAGTTGACTTACGAACCTCAACCGTGAAATCCTTTGTAAAGTCATCGCCGATTGCCTTACCATCCTTGATACGAACACGAACTTTGATATTTCCTGGGGTATCACAAATAATCGTATTGTTCACAATACGACCAGTTCCAGAGACAATCTCATACGTCGTTGATGTATTCGTTGCATTGGATGGAGAAACCGTACGACCTAACGTTCCAGGAATTCCCGTGTAAAGATAGGTAAGATCAAATGCTACATCGGTAACTTTGACAAACGGTGCCGTGATATCAAGCTCAAAGTCCTGCGTGTATTTGTATTCATTTGCACCAGTAATGGTTGCACGAATAACAACCTTCCCGGAACCTTCAACCTTCAACTTGTTCGTATCTGTGATCGAAACAATGTTTGTATTTGCGTTTACAACACTCCAAACAATTTCCTGATACGTTGCATTTGTCGGAGAAATCACAGGATTGAGTGTAATCGTTGTTCCCGATTCAATGGATGTTGGAATACCACTGATGGAGGAAACATGAACCATTTCGGCAACATTCAGCAAGAAGGAATCTTCAACGCTATCAATGCTGACCTTAATTGTGGTATTTCCTGCAACAGATCCAATGACAATCAGACCATTGTCCAGAACATCTGCAATCGCTGGTTTGCTTGATGTATATCGAACTGTCGAATTTGCATCCGGCGGCGTTACGACAACATTCAGCTGATATGTCGACGATGCAAGGAGTGGTTTCGTTGGCTTATTCTGAATGACAACAGACGCCGCTTTCTTCACACAAACCACGGTTGACATTCCAGAATCAGCAGATGTATGATTTGGATCATTCTTGACGGAAACACGGCAGAAATATTTGTATATTCCTTTTTCGAGATTTGCAGGAATATCGAATGTTGCAGAGTTTGCTCCTGCAACTGGAGTATCATTCGCTGTATCATGGAGGTACCACTGATATTCCAGAATATCATCATTGGATTTTGCAACCACATTGAGTTTCTCTGTAATATTTCCAAAATCAACCGAAACATTCGTCACAGGATGTTTCGTAAATACAATTCCAGAAGATACTACTTTGATGCTCTTGGTTGTCACATAATCCTGATTTGCACTAAGACCATACTTGATGAGTGCTTTCAGCTGGATCGTACCAGACATTCCACTGACCAACGTATTGTCCGTAATAGCCACATTGGTTCCATCCGCATCTGCAATTGACCAAACAATCGTTCGATAGGATGCATTTGTTGGGAGAGCATAGCATGTATTCAGATTGAACGGCTCACCCGTCTTGATGGAGGTTGGCACATTTGCAATGGATGTTACTGCCGTATGGTCCACACTTACGCTGATCGGACTAATCCGAATATATGCATCGCGACTGCGCATCACAAGGATACACGGTGAGTTGGATGGATATTCAGAGGTGAGTGTGAATCGAATGGTTGCACCATATTTCGTCTGCGCAAGAATCGTTGGATCCTTTACAGGAATAATAGAACCGTCGCCAAATGCAAGAGCCCAGTGGGATAGATCATTCGAAATTGAAAGCTCGGTACCAATCAGCTTCGTTGAATTGTATTTGATGGAAATGAGTGCACGAGTTACTGCACCATAGCTGTCGGTAGTTCCATCATATTCATCTGTGGTATATCCATCGAATGGAGTGAAATAGGTATCGCCGATATAATCTTTCGGGAACTCCAATGCTTCTGAGGAGTTCGAAGATTTGTTATACAGTCTCCAATTTGCTCCATCATATACAAAAAGATGATCACTGATGTTATCGGTATCATATGCAACCAGAGGCTGATTCTGATATACCATCGGCTTTAGTCCAGTTCCCTGGACATCAATCTTCGGATTATTGACCGTCAATGTATTCTTAAACCGAACACTGATCAATGTTCCTGTCTGTAGAATGAGTGGGTAATCGGGAACCGAAGGATGAACAACCGTTGCAACTTTATTTGGATCATCCCCACCCGTATCGCAGATACAGCAAACCGCTGGAAGAATATTCTTGCGAACCCATTCCGTTGTTGCGATACGCTGATCGTTCGAATTATTCGGAGGATTATCTGCCTTTGCTTCACCCGTTAGATGTGGAGAGTTCAGTGGAGCTCTCGTAATATCCGTCGGATGGCGATGGTCTGCACGCGCATAACGACCATCATCTGTTCCCTGCCACACAACACCATCCATGAGAGGATCGACTTCCGATGCACGCGCATGACCAAATAGATCAGCAGTTGCTTGTCCGTATGTTGAACCGGATGGAGATGTATGAACACGGGGTGCTTTCACGAGATCGAGATAACGACCCATGTTTGCAGAAAGCGCAGCAGCAGGATCAAGAGAATCAAGAGAATCAATCACACGCGTCAGTTCAATATCATTGATCAGAGCAATGACATCCTTTGTATCTGCCTTTGTCTGATTCAGAATACGGCCCTGGTTTGCCGAAAGTGGACGATCCGATTCATATGAAATCAGATTGTTGACGACCTGATTCTTGACATATTCTGTCGTCGCAACTTTTGTACTACGATCACTGATCGCCTGTGTTGTCGTTGTCGGAGATTCCCGTAGGTTGATGGATGGAGCAAGTTCAAATTCACCGATGGTTCCGGGAAGAAGATCTGCGCGAATCACCTTGTCATCGCTCACCGTCAACTGAATGTGTTCGGATGTTGATCCATTGTAGACTCGAATCATTGACGAAATATTGATCCGGTTCTTCGTTCCATCCGGAAGTGGGATGACCAATTCAGATGTTGCAGAATCAAATGTGATGCTTCCAAAAATATTCGTAATTGGAAGAACAAGTTCAACCTTATTTCCATCACGTCGTGTGAAAATAATTGCTGACTTGAGCGGATCCCACTCTGCAGAAGAAATATACTTACTGCCATCCAGACCATCATTCAGCTGATTGATCTGCGTAACAATACGATCCAGTGCAAGCTGTGTCTGTGCAGAAATCGGTTTATCTACGTCTGCGGTATTATTGACACGATCAAGACCAATCTGCGCAGCAGTCACATTGTGTGGATTGTTGAAATCGGTAATATGGCTGTTGTATGTAACCGTTGAGACAGAACCAATCTGATCTGCCGTAATTCTATGAGGGTTATTGAAATCATTGATGTGATTGAATAGGTCTGTGCGAGTTTGCTGTGAACCAGTAGGACCATCTACCTTACCCTGAAGCTCAATGATGGTATTATCATACCGACGGAATTCTTTTGTTACACCCGCCTGAGTCACATAGCCATCTTCGTTTTCACCAAGGCCTGTATAGACTTTAGGAGCACCCTCAATATCAGCATATCGAACAATACCCTTTGGCAGGAATTTACCGGAGGTAACATAATCCGTGAAGATATCTTCCGGATTCTTCCATGTCGTGTCGTAATTGGTATCTGACTGCTTTACGAGGAATTCTCCCGTTACACCGCCAGCGGGAACACCTTCACCATCTTTACCATCGACATAGTCGACACCTTTGATTGGCGTATATCCATCCGCACCTTTGATGATCTTCGGTGTTGGTGGTGTTGTTTCTTTTGAAAGAACCCAGGTCAACTCACACTTATCATCAAGCTTTGGATACCAGATGTTTCCATGAAGATTATCTTCATCTGCGGTTGCATCTGCAAATACCTGGATGAAACGTCCCTGCATCCATACATACATAGAAGTCGATGGGAATACAATGAACATATCACCAGCCTTCATGGTTGCAGATCCAACTTCCAACCAGTTGAGACCAGGAGCCTTCCGGTAAATAACGACATCCGCAGTTTCATTTACTTTATAATCCGTCGCTGGACGAACCGCAAAATACGTTGCTGTGGCATCAAGTACATCTGGGAGAGCTTGCGTAAAGGAAAGCACATAGTTCGGGTTCCAATTCGTTGCATCATATGGACGAACGGTTGCAACCCCAGTGCGATCATCATATGCAATATTTACATAATTGAAGAATGTTTCACGAAGTGCTTTGAATGATGCATCGATTTCTTCTCTGGTGTAAGTACCGGTCTGATGTGCTGTAACATTGTGCGGATTGTTGAAATTGTTGACGTGATCTTCAACCACGCCAACATCTGCTTTCGCATTCCATGCACGACGTTCTGCATCGCTAACATGCATTCGTGTATTGGAAATATGAGAATTGAATGTTGCGGCAGAAATATTCGAATTCCATTTTGCACGCTCAACATCGGTAACGTGAATGGAACGAGACTGAATATGATTGAAGAGATCCGATACGTTTGCCTTCAGATCAAGCTGTTCTCCAACAGCACGTTCCGTCGGAATCTTACTATGGGAACGATTGACCGGATTCTTATCAATGGAACGAACAACATCAAGGCTACCAATATCTCCCTGCACGCCACTCCATGTCATAATGCGTCCAGGTTTCCCGGCTTCAATCAGCGGTTGCTTGGAACGCAGAAGATTATAAATGGCCTCCAGCTCATCCGACAATGTTGCAGAATTTTCATCCATTGTCTTCTTTACTGCATCATATACAGTAATTGGATATGTGAATTCATAATCAACATTCGGCAGGGCCATATCATGTCCATCCATGAATACTCTGGATTGGACAATGCGTTTATTTTTTAATTCACCCATAGGAATTAATCTTCCTTTCTTATTATGATAATTGGCTAGAATTAAATCAAGGTTCCTTATACTTACTTAGTTCAAGCTTCCGCTTCTCTTCCAATGCCTTAATTCGAACCTTTTCACGAATGTTCAACGGAACTTCCATCAGATTCATCTGTCCCTTAGCTACAACGCGGGCATAAAAATTGATCAATGCTCTTTCTTGCCTCATACGTAAAAACTCCCTTACTATAAGTAATATCTTATAGATTTGGTGAAGGTAATCTAAAACGATATTTTAGATTCTCTGATCGCTAAATGCAACAAAATATGGAAGGGTGGCTCCACCCTTCCAATTTATTTTTAAAACATTTGATCTGAGACGATAAATTTTGTATCGTCAGCAATAAATACTCCTTCATTTTCAATATTCATCTGAAGTATTTTTATCACTTTATAATATCTCATGCTTATCATGTCTTGATTTTTAGAACTTACCTCAAACATATTTTTGAAGAAATCAATTTTATTTTTTCGTCGAATGATTTCTTTGCAATTGTTACCAGATTGATATGCATTAAATATTTTCTGATAACAATCATCCATTTCATTGATCGTCAGCTTACTGAACGTACTGATGCGTTCATTTACGATACGGAAATCAATATTTTTTCCAATAGAATCTTCTAATTGATTCAATAGACGGTAGACGTGTACATCATCTTCGATTCGTTTTACAAAGACAAAATCATGTGATTGATATTTATCAATCGTCTGATGTTCCATAGATCTCGTATATTCCATGATTTGATCCATCCTTTATAAACGACTGGCCAACTTTGAATAAATATTTTATTGATTTGATGAAGGTTCTTATGATATTTGCAATAAATAGGAGGGAAATATTTCCCTCCTATTTTTATTTTGCAGTCTTATTGTATTTCTTAATGGCAGACTCAATCTTATTGGCATCAGACATGATGTAGTTTACGATTTTACCAGTAAAGGAAATTGATTTCCCAATCGTCGATAGTGTACGATTGATCAGTGCAACATCACCTTCGCCCAATTTATCCATTTCATGGTTTGCGGATGTTCGATCAATTTTTGATTTCAAATCACGATAAATCGCGTTGAAGATTTGATTGTATGATTTCATTCGCATACAAATTTCATTGAGTCCATCGTAATACGTAACTTCACCATTCTTCGTTTTAATTACTGCCGATGGTCCAAAGTATGCTTCTCTGGTTACTTCATCACTAAACTTTACCTGGGTTGGTGTAAATTTAACTGCAGCAATTTTATTCCATTCACTATTGGATTTCTTCGCTAATACAATATCCGAATCTTTAAAAATGGGAAGGCGACGACGAAATCCAGTTTTCCATGCATCACCCTGGGTCAACTTTTCCAGATATTGCATATATAGATCAAATGACGGAATGACACGATCCATCATCGTTTGCACATCCTGATATGTGATATACAATTCCATATCCCCGGTAATTGTATTTTTGATGTGCCGTGGAATGGATGACAATCCACGCGCAATTGCATTCAAATGTTGCGGAATATTATTGATGAATCGTGCAATGGCACCAAATAGTTTATTCATGAGACGAATGAGTTTCATGACAAGATCCCATGCAAGTTTTAATACAGATGCACCAAGGTCCGTCAGTCGATTATAAACAGTTGCGGTATCTTTCATCGTCTTTCTGGTATTTTTGAACGGTGCGTTTATGTTACCAATATTCTTTACTTTTCCAACAAGAGAATTGTTATTCACTTCGACTGCTTCCAATACAAACATATCGTATGGAAGTAGTACAGCATCTGCATATTGGATTCCTTCCATAAAAGCAGTCTGTTCCGGCTGCGTTAATTGATCAAAATCCAAATCCAAAATCGAGTCCATAATATCCATTATGATTCACCTCGTAATTCACATAAAACAACAACTTCATCACGCATCGACGACAGTGCAATGATGGAACGATCTGCATCCGGATGACTGTCTGGGAAGCGTTTCATTTCATCCGACAATGCTTGGTTCTTCATATGCATTTGTCCAATTTCAAATTCTTCAAATTTACGTAATCCATCTTCCGGTAGGATATCCATCATACTATAATTCCAGTAAGACGATGCCGCTTTTTCTGGCGTACAAACATCTTTAGGAATCTCACAATAGATGATCTTCTTAATCATGCATTTCCTCCTAATATGTAATTGTATCGTATGCAGACAAAATCATTTTTCCATCATACGATACTTCTTTGTAGATGTGATACTGATCATAGGGTGTACGAGTGCAGAATACTTGAACATTGAATGGTTTTGCAACCGTATCAACGGTTACCTTTTCAATTTGATGATATAACCGACCTGTACTTCCATACATACTATCATTTCGTTTTAAATCACGGGCAACCCCAATCAATGCAACAGGGTAGTATGATTTCGATCGTTTGGAAACAGGATGGATCATTCGATCTTTTTCATCCAACTGCGTAAACGATTGTAGTGCAGTGCTTCCATCGTTTGCTGGCATCAAGAAATCTTTTGTCGCGAATACACGATTCCATCCATATTGATAAAACCGATATCCTTCATACCCATAATGGATGAGTGGTTCAATATTTAAATTTTTAACACGGGCAGAAATCCAAATTCGTTTTTTATCATTGTATGGGAAATAAAATACTTGATCATTTGCTATTTTTGTGGATGCAGATAATCCAACATCAATCCATTCATCATCATTTGTTACTGCATACATGTGTCCTTCATATAGCATTTTCCCAGAAATATTTCCAAATCGTTCATATCGGAAAATAATTCCTTTTGGATCAAGAGAAGCCATTTGATTATTACTGCTTGCGCCAATTTCATACGGAATTGATTCATTGGTTTGTAATAGTGGATGATCCGGATGTTTCAATCGATCATTCCGGAAATATACAAATTGGAATTCTTTAATTTCATCCGCATGAAGATATCCATCATGAACCGATGAACTTATTTTTGTATGACCGTCAACTTCTTTGGTTGGCGAGATGGATGCAATGTCATCCCATTGTCGATCCTGGTTCATCACATGGGCAGACCAAATGGAAACCCATTCTCCTTTATCGTTTTTATATTTGATATTCATATCGATTTAACTCCGATCAATAACGGTTATAACAAAAGTTCCAGAATCGAATCAAATAGAAAGAGGGATTCCTCCCTCTTTCTATGATTAATCGGCAATTCGAAACCAAATATCGCCAGGTTTTGCATCCATCGGCTCTTCTGCAGATACAATAATATTATGTACCTTACGATCGGACCGATTGGTTGCTGTATCTGGAGCAACAACAATTTTATGATATTCATCATCTGGTTTCATTTTTGAACCAGAGACAGATTGATCCTGAATATTATCTCCTGTAATGGTATTCAAATCAATCTTTGCTCCTGTAATTGTTTGATCAAGAATATTATTATTTTGAACGGCGCCATCGGCAAGTTTATCAGATGTGATTGCATTGGTAGCAATATTCTCCGTATGAACACCATCAATCTCAATCATCGCAGAGTTGATTTGCACATATGCAGCATCCTCACCAGCAGCAGTAACCGCAAGAACGCGATTATCGACATTGGAGGAAAATAGTTTATTCCCTCGAATGGATCGATGTCCTCCAATGCCTGTTGCTGCATCACGAAGCTGTTGCGCAAATTCATCACTGAATGTGAGTGTCTTAGTTCCCGTAAGTTTGAAATATTGATTGTCGACCGCCAGTGCATTATTCACATCCGGCAATGCAGATGCATTCCACATTGCTCGTACTTTATCATCGATGATGGAATCGAATACATTGGTCTTCAATGATACAACACTTGCAATCTCATCAAACTGTGATGGATTGAAGTGATACACATTTGCCGGTGTATAATTTTCCAATGCTTTTGCGATGGCATTCTTTACATACTTCAGATTGGCAATTCGCATCAGATTGGTGGTATCATCTGCTGGCGTATTATCGAGGGTTGATAATCCACGCAGTTGAATGTCGCGCTGCAATGATTTTGATTCAATGCTCTGATCTCGAATATAATCAGACGTAATCTTCAAATATTGTGGATCGCGGTCTGAGCTATATACACCAAGTACCATATGGTTGCTGGTTGCGCGGAATAGTTTGCTTCCATCCACACTACTCGGTTCCAGCATATCTTTATTGATCTTTACATAATTTGCTGGAAGATTTTGATCCGTTACTGCCAATACGCGATTTGGGTGCAATGATGGGAATAATTCTGTCCCAGTGATTGTCCCTTCGACAATATGCTCTCCCCGAATTTGTCGTAACTTGAAATGTTCGGTCGAAAGTGTCAGTGGTTTGATATGCTCTTCCTGTACACTATGTTTCTGTAGATTGTTCGAAGCTACCGCACCATCGGAAATCATCTCCGAATTAATCGTTCCATAATAGGGTGGAGTATTTGATTCGGTAACGAGAAGGACTTTATTCCGTGAACTTGTCGTAAACAATGTTCGTCCATCAATCTGATGATCATCAATCATACGATTTTTGATCTTCGTCCACCGTGGTGCAAGATTCCCTCGCTCAATAGCAACCACCTGGTATCCAGAATCATTATCCTCTGGCTTTTTAATCTTATCCAATGTAATTGATTCGTCCTGCAATTCTTCACCAGTGATCAACCGTGGAGGAATCATCTTTCGTGTTAATTTTGTATAGACCGGATGGCTATGGATATCCAATGTTCCCAACAGCATATCCGCTTCCGTTGATTTGAATAGTTTTGTAGAATCAATTGCAGATTCTTTGATGTGTCTCGGTGCAATGGCGTCGGAGCGAATATGTTTATCATCGATCGCCAGATCCTTGATGTTACGCACATCGACAATATTATCATCGAGATGTTCTGACCGAATGGCTTTATCTTCAATACACTCATGATTGATCTTTGCCCATGCAGGAGGCTGTGCAGGATAAATGGATACCAGCACGCGATTTTGAACATCTGCAGGTTTTAATTTGTTTGGTGTAATTGTTTTTTCATCAAAATGATCATTCGATAATTTATAAGAACGAAGTGCATTGAATAAGAATTCTTTGTTGATGATTGCTTTATCCACAACATCCTGATTTGGTGTTGTTATCGTCGGAATTCCATTCAATTGTACATCATCTGCGATGGCACTTCCATCTACAATTTTATCTTTGAGATGATTCCTCTGTATTGACGATTGTGAAATATGATTGGTTCTGATTACTTGATCACCAATATGATTTGGCTGTATGGATCCATCTTGTATGGTACGAGAAGATACTGATGCAATCGCAAGATTATTTTCTCGAACAGCATCGTTATCGATCATTTCAGAATTGACTTTCGCATACTGTGGCGTAGACCCAACTGTTGTGACCGCAAGAACTCGATTTGCATTCGAGGATGATACAATTTTATTGAGTGTAATGGATGCATTTGAAATATGACGCGCAGCGATGGAATCTGGTGCAATTTTAACTCCACTCACTGCACCGTCTTTGAGATGATTTGTATATACCGAACCATAGGCTAGTTTATGTTCATTGATGGAATGATCGTCCACTTCCGATTGAATCGTATAGAGAGATTTTGTTGCATTGGCAACCAATTTTGTTTTGATTGTCGTCGTATCTGCCGCGTTAATATCAGTATGAAGTTCTGAAAGATTGATGGTTCGTTCTGTCTTTCCAGATAGGTCATTGGTAACAAGAGTATGACTATTTGCATTATAAGTAATGGATGAAATTAATGCATTCAATGGGATGGTTACTGTTTTCGTCTCCAATGCAGATTTTAACGTCAATAGACCCTTTTCCATATCATACGATACATCCGTAAATCCTGGCTTTGCATTATTCAGGTTATGGATGACATCACTGATATTATCCAGTGCAGCTTGCACTGCCGTAGAGATTGGTTTTTCTAGATCCGTTGTATTATTGACACGATCCAATCCAAGCTGTGCTGCTGTTACATGGTGAGGATTTTCTACATTTTCCACATGGGTTCGGAATTCTTCCGTGGAGACAGCACCGATTCCAGATGGGGTAATGACGGGAGGAATATCATTCTTAATATGATCAATCAGAATTTTCTTGATTTCTTCTGTACTCGTTGTATGTTTTACATCAACTTCATTGAGATCGGAGGAAACTTTCTTGAAATTTTCCGTGATCACATTTTGCGTAATGAAACCATCGGTATTATCTCCAAGCGAACGATATGCCATTGGAACACCGATGATATCTTCCCAATGAATATTTTTTGCATCCTTGGGATTTCCATTGGGATCCAATAGTCCAATGCGATGGAGGTAATCGCCGACCGCTTTCTCTGTCGGAATCCGATCATGAGACTGTCTATCTCGATTCCATTCCATTGTCGTCGTATATTTAATGGAACCAACTTCACCCGATATCCCGCCATAGGTCATCAAATAATTTGCTGGCTTTCCAGGAATTCTTCGTTGGGTACCAATCAATTTTTCTTTGATGCTTTCGATATCTTCTGCCAATGTACTGGCATCATTATCCCATGATGATCTTACCGCATCATAGGTTGTAATCGGATATGTTAATTCATAATTTGCTTCTGGGGGCGGTTTTAGTTTATCGCTGATATATGTGCGGGATTGTACAATCCGTTTGTTTACAACACCCATTGAAATTTCAACTCCTTACACATTGTCTATGATTAAATATCGGGTTCGAGGGAATGAAAATATGGAGGAGGGATTGTCCCTCCTCCAATATATTACATAAATTTGAAATTCCAATCTTGATCCAAATGGAAATTATCTCTCCATGTATTGAGTAGTTCCTGTCGTGCATCCTTTGCACCACTATACTCCTCAATCTTCATATTGATATTTCCAAATGCGGTTGGCAATTGATCATAATACTTCAATGTATTATAAAGATACACTTGAAGATCCAATTCTGCCAATTGCATGAAACTATCCACACATGATTGTGGAATGGTTTCTCCATTCTCTTCATGCTCACATGCGGCAACGAATGTTAATACCGTACGCGGAAATCCAAACAATTGGATTTTGTCTTCTCCAAGATATTCAAAGGTTGGCTCTGCACGCATTTCACCGGCAAGCATCATCATTTCTTGTGACGTGATCACACCTTGTACAGATTGATTGATTCCGAATGCAGGAGCGATATCACCAAACGTTCCACGTTCTGTGGTATATGGAAATCTCACATCAATCATCCACATTACCGGTGTCACACACAACATACGAGGAAGTTTATAAACATGCTTACGACGATCAACAACTTCCAGATGTGCTACATTCGCATCCAATTCTCGTTCCCATGGAACAAATTGAGAATAGATCGGAATTGTCATCGTTGTCAATATTTCACGAATGATATTTTCTGGATGAGCAGGCTCTCCCGTAACATCATCGCGCAATGGGAGTGTAATATTATTCAGCCCATACATCATTTTGAGCTGACTTACAACCCGTGATAAATTCATAGGATCATCCCCAATCTTTCATTATATGAGAGGGACTTTCATCCCTCTCATGTAATATATTACACAAATACAACCTTTTCATCGGCGGATGATTTTTCACCAAACAATTTCTTGTCGGTATGATATCCTGAACATGCTATGGTGTGATCGACCATCTCATAGAAATTCTTGGAGAGTTTTTCATTATAACATTCCCAAAGATCATCCAATATACCAACATAAGATGGTGCAATGGAATGTTCCATCAATACAGACTTTGCAAGATCAAGATCCTTCTCAACGCCGGTCATATTTTCCAAATATGATGTAATGATGGATGGCATATCCATATATTTTACATCAACTTTCTCTGAAAAAGAATGCTCGGTTGCATCATTGAATTTATTCTGTACCTTTTCAACTGTAAAGTTTTCAGGAACACCATGCTTTGATAGATTGGTGCAATATTCTTTCAAGAATGAACGAAACTCGTTGAATGATTCATTGATATTGATTCCTTTAAAGGATAATCCATTCAGCTGCACGCCACGCTCGGATGCAAAATTATTCACATAATGCATCATTTCTGCATCGTATTTTTCCATGAACGATTGTACGTTTTCCGTCTTCATATATGCCGCTCCTTTAATAGTGAATGATCTTTTCCAATGGGCTTATTGGTTCATCAATCCCATCGACGCTATTATTTATGCCGTTCGAAATTGCACGACCCATATCCTCAAAGATGATGCCGGAATAAGTGGATAGTTCCATAACAACGTCTCGCACATTTCCAGTTTTATATGCATAGGGAGAAACATCGTCCTTCGACCCATAGAGTTGTCCAAAACGCTGCTTCTTATTGTTGGGACTTCGATAAATTTCTGCCAAAATCAATTCCATAATCTTCGATGGGGTCTGTAATGTAAATCCGGCGATTTCAAGATTTTTCCACCAAATGGAAATTAAATCGTCATATGAAATTGCGGATGGTAGTTTTCCACCAAGAATCAAATTTACAAACTTCGATGCAATCGCAATGCCACGTACAATGGATTGTTCCATTACATACGAATCTTTGACGTATTCCAATGCATATACATTCATGTGGGAACCATTGATTTCAATTTCGTCTTCTCGCATCGTATATACATATAGTTTGATCGTTGCCGGTACCGTGAATAGTCGATAATCGCCATCATTCGTTTTTGCATAAATGATTCCAATGGTTTCGACATATTCACCCATATTCGTGGCATAACGATTCTTTTCAAAATAACTCATTGGAATATAAAATTCCATATCTTCCGCTGCATATAGTTTTGCATTTTTCGCATACAATCCCATTGCACAATCTCCTTTCACATCATACCAAAAAAGGATGGTGAAATATCCGTTAAATCATCGTCTTGTTGATGTTTGTAATTGGAGTATACGTCATCATGGACAAAGGATAATCGTTCGACCATATCCTTGGTCTTCTGTTCCATTTCAATGATTCCTTCAATTGCCAACTCTTCAAAAGATACATGATCGGTGCTCATGAATGCACCCATCTGTGGCGTTAATTCAATTTCTTCCGCATCTTCGATGGTACCAAGAATGGGGTGAACTTTATTGGAGATTCCGAATAGTTCTAGATTGTCTCCAGTATAGAAGAGATACATCGCAATGAGGTAGGACATAACACTGTCGTCATGCGCTCCTTTATCTGCTTCAATTTTACCCGTTGAGGTACGAACCAGCTTACATACATCATCCACCAGATATTCCGTATCAAGAATATCAATAAACTCATTGACATGGCGGAAGAGGATTTGGAACATCATATCACGCACTTTTTTCGTCGTGTATACACCATACTTTTTATATTGATCAGATGCGACACGCATCTGATATTCTTCTGGGGATTCCTCTGCCATGCGATCAATCTGATTCGTTTTCTCGGACCAATATAAATTCTCACGAATGGATGATTCGAGTAACATTTGAACAATAGCGATACCCATGCTATTCCGTTCCGGATAAATTACACCACGTGGGATATAGTCACCGATGAGTTTAATTAACAATCGAACGATATCCGTCGTTGAAATATACGGATTTTTAAACTCTGCAGCAATGCGAAGATTTTTCGGATTGACGATTGTAATTGCAGTATTATCTGCACCAGTACCAGATGGGTCGATTCCAATGATGTATGGAATGGATGGATCGAATGGAATCGTCTCCATCCCAACTTTACAATTTCCACCGTGCTCATATAATTTAAATCGCCATTTATGATTGATCAATAGATCATTGTCCGATTTCTTCATATGAGAAATGAGATACTCAATATCTTCTGGGGAGAGCGGAGAATCCGTCGAACCACGAACACGCTGTAGTAGAATCTCACGACGCACCGTTGTCTTATCACCAATACGAGCATACTGATCCATGACCCATTGATATGTTTTCCGTACTTGATAATATTGGTATTCGATATAGAAAACATCAATGACTTCGCGTCGTTGGTCTTTATTCTTATCTTGATGATATTCACCCTTATATGCAGATTTATACTCTGTAATCTCCATATCCGTCATATCATAAATTTTTTCCGTCCAAGGAATCATGGATTGAATGATAGGATATGATGTCCGACCTTCTCTGGTATCCAAGTTGCCTGGGGTCGATGAAAAGATACGGCACGTTGGAAGCCCTGCAGTCAATGCATTTTCATGTGCAGTTGTGAATGCAGGAGATGAGTTTTGTAAAATAATATCGAAGAATGGCGTATGTTCAATCTCATCAAAATACATAAATGCGGATGAGGCACCACGAGCCATACCTTCTGCATGTGATATGCTTGATGCTTTTGGATGAATTGTGATTTTATTCTTACGCAGATTATTATTCAGAATCTGTGTCGATTGTCTGGTCTTTTTCGCCTTCCCATCAATATCCATATAGCGTTTAAATTGCATCCATTCAGGCAATAAATCAATATTATCCTTCACGGTTGCAAGGTTTTTAATGGTATTTTCAGAACCTTTGCCAAAGAAATGCATATCGAGGTTTTTCGAAAATTGAAAAGTCCATGTGATTGGCGTAGCAAGAATACCGGTCGTCTTCCACGTCTGACGTGGTTCTGTTAAACAGGAATCCTGATTGCGTAAGACGCACCAAATCTGTGCAGTAAGTCCACGATGCAATCCGAAGGGTAATATACCAGCATCCGTACGAATGCGAGCAATGTTACGTGCATAGAACCATAGATTTTTCGATGCTTCTCTCAATAGTACCTGAATTTCCTGCTGTGTAATATTCGGTTTATATGGGTCAATATATGCTGCGTTGGGATTAAAAATTTCCAACATGAAATAATAATTCTTAATTCCCAATGCTTTCAATTCCATTGCCGTTTGTAAAAACGTATTTGCGCGATTCGCAATCCCACATCCGAAATCATAATATCGACCATTGATTTCTTTAATATCAACAACTTGCAAAATTTCACCTTCTTGCTATCTGGTAAAAAAGCGAATATTATATAGAGGGGTTTTAAGCCCCTCTATATAATATGTGTTATAGAGTTTTATATGTTGTCCAATATACTTAGGCGGCTCTGTTCGTTCTTTCTCTCATATTGCATGTCGTGCGACAGTCCCTACGTATATTAAGGCCGTATATAAAAAAGCATCGGAAGATTTATGTTACGTGACAAACAATAGTCGGCGACGAATATATGGGACATTGGCTTTTGGGGACCGATACGAGCATAGGAGGTAATACTCGTTTCGGTAAGATCGTTGCTAAGTGAGACGGGCTTAGCAATAAACACAAACACAATTTCAGTTATTTGTTGAAAGGCGACTATTATTTCATAAATCCCCGATACTTTTTAATATAATAGTATATATGATATTATTCTTTTTATTCATACAGGAAAGGATATTTCATCATGGATATAAATAATCATAGAAATGCATCAAGTCGATCCAAATGGAAAGAAAATAATCTTTTCTATGGAAAATTAAAAAAGGAAGAAAACGGAAAAGAGTTGTTGGAAGAGGCATTCATTATTCCATCAAAACAGGAATATCCACACCACGTCATTCGAGGAAATACATTGGTACTATCTGTCGATGGTGTGAAAAAAGTATACAATCAATTGAAAGAAAAAGGATTGTATCATGGGAAAGCAAAACAACATATTGATCGTCATTTAAAGGAGCTGGGAATCAAAATGAATTCATCACGAAAAATGGAAGAAAATTTCCAATTCATTGAAAAGAGTATACAGAAGTTTCAGCTTTTAGAAATTGATAATAGTAAAGAATCTGCGGTTCGAGGAAAATGGAAGAACCCGGGTGCTTCTTTTTACAATCGATTGCTGAATGCAGGTTGGGTTCCAGAAGGTAACAGTCCAGATATGAATGAATGTATACTCGCGCACCAGTATTTGAAAGAAGCATACTTAATTGCCCCGATCAAGAAAATTAAATATGGTCCATATGGGACGACTCCATTTAGTCGTTCTGGTTGTAAATACCCACATCATACAATCAAAGGAAATAAACTGGTCGTTCATATTGATGGATTACAGGCAGCATATAGTCGAGCAAGACAAATGGGAGAATTCAAAGGAGAAGTAAAAGCTCATCTGGAAAAGCATTATAAGGAATTGGGACTATATGAAGATTCCATGATGGTAGAATCTACGAATATGGTATTTGAATCCGAAGAAGAGTCTTCCGAAAATTATCATAAGAAGGAAGAATCTTATCCAAAAAAGATTGATCGTCAAGAATCTGATAAAAATGGTGTGAAACGGAAGAATCTATATATCGCATTCATTGAATACTGTAAGAAACTAAATCCGAAAAATACATTTAGTAGTTTATTCGACAAAGATGTTTTCAAAGAGCAGTACGCATTCATTCCATATGAGATGCGGTATTTCTATCGATTGGCAAATCCAATGAGCTGCGTTATACCTGCAATTCAGTTTGAATCGGTATCATTCTTTGAAGATAGCGGAATACTACAGGCATTGGATCAGATCAAAAAGAATAATCAATCGGAAGATAATGATGATACAAATTCGGATGAAATACATGATGATATCGATGAAACGATTGAAGATGATTTCGTTGAAAATGAAATGATGATGTTCTTCTCCATCAATGACCTTCCAAAGATCAATGAGAAGAATGATACAAACGAATATGTCATCTTCGCCGGATCTCCCAAAGAATATTATGTTTTCCGAAATAAGGATAAAAAAATTTACAAATCAAATGATGATAAAATTACCGAGCCAATTGCAAATTCATTTGATTTATTTATTCAAAAAATTGTTGGAAAAGAATACTTATAAAAAAAATAAAGGAGGGGAATGATCCCCCCCCCTTATTTTAAATCTCTATCAATAACGAAATTACTTCTTCTCAGTCTCTGCACTTGCATCCGCAGCAATCTTATCACCGAGCGACTTAAGAAGCCCCTGGATCACTGCAAGTGACGTGAAGATCTTAAGATCCCGATTTGCAAGAGCAGTGAACAGGGTCAGTGAGTCTCCCGTGATGAGATGACCGCCGAGCTCTGCAACCGTGGTCTCTGAATCATTGAGCTGAGCAACCAGGTCGCCGAGCTCTTTTGTAGCACTTTCCAGATCACTGATATCGTATGTACGATACGCTTTCTGCTTCGCGACAATGCCTTCTTCGGTAAGCTCCTTATTATCACGAATGAGACCAATCATATAGGGGAGTGCTTTCAGCTGCGTAACCGCTCCAGACTTTGCAGGACCGTGCGCAATAGTAACACTTGGAGCAACAAGCTCTTTCTGTCCTGTCAGGAAATATGCAAGCTGGATGGCTGCCATCATATCCACCTTGGATGCGTCCTTACCAGCAAGCGCAGTCGCAAGCTTACGGGTTCCACGATCGCCAAGATTCGTGAAGGAATCATCTGTTACATGGGAGATTCCCTTATACTGAGCAACGATCTTTTGGAGCACAGACGCTACTTCAGACTGCAGCTTCCACTCGCCCTTCAGAAGAGCTTCCTTCTGCGCATCAGACAGAGCAGCTGTCTTCATCACACCAAATACACGAAGAACCTTGTTGATGATCTTGATGATCGCATTCCAAACCTTCTTCGCAGTTGCTTTAATCGCATTCCAAATCTTCTTATGGAGTGCCTCTTCCTTTGCAGATGCCTTCTCCTTCGCTGCATCGAGAGCCGTATCATCAGCCTCAGTGAACACACTTGCATTGGTGAATGCTTTATGCTCCTGGCATTCGATCCATGCATTCAGAACATTCAGTTCGCAGCTCTCCTTGTAGATGTTAAATGCCTCTTCGCTGTGTGCAAAGTTGTCGTTCTCCAGAATGAGTTCTTTAATTGTCATAATTGATTTCTTCCTTTCTCGAGAAAAAGAGAGAATTTATCTCTCCCAAAGATTTCCTATAGGATATACGGAATTAATTCTTTTTTGGAAATCCCACTATTGGGATATTCCTTGTTTATATACTGATAGAGTTTATCAGCAATGGATAATGATCTATCTAAAATGAAATCATATTCAATATCTACTTCCTCATGGAGGTCTAGATCATCCACAGTCGTTTCTTGGAAGGATAATGAAATGTCTTTCTCGTTCAATAAAACATTCTGCAAATTCGATTTAAATGCATCTGAAATGTTTGGTGGTAGTTGCATCTTAATACGAATTTTTCCTGTTTTATTTCCATTAAATAAATCACTATTTTCAGATTTGATTGAGTGAATGTAGGATAGTAATTTTTCTTGAGATTCATATACATCACTCGTGATAGGAACCTCATACGTATTATATACATACGTTCTATTATTCGGTATGAATTGGAACGTATCATCCTGTAATATTACGTATCCTTTTGTTTCCTCCTCCCCAAATGAAGTGCGGAATAATGATCCCGCATAATGGACATTCTTCATTGATGTGGGTTTATGCTGATGTCCAAATACGCATTGTTTGCATAATTTGGATAATTCATCCGAATGCCACCGATATACAAATTTTTCATTGGATTTGATCGATGCATCGAATTTTAATGCAGGCATTCCCTCAACAATAATGCCATGTCCAAAAATGTATTGATATTTTTTGGACAATAGCTTTCCATAATGAGACTCTTTATTCTCAATGTATTCTTCGGGAAGATATAATACAGGGCAATCATCGAATAACATTTCTTCGGATGCAGTATAAATGACTTTGAAATCCAATTTTTTATCATTGAGAAAATATTGAAACAGTCCATATTGATTTGCATCATGCGATTCTGTTCCATAGACACAACGAAGTTTTGTATTCGTTCGTTTACAACACCGCACCAACGTTTCCATTACATTGATAGCCAATTTTGTAAACGGCTCATTGATTCGTAAACTTCGATGAAAATAATCTCCCAATAGAATAACCGCATCTGTTTTATTTTGTACGATTTCTTTATAAAAGATATCCTTTAACACATCATATACATATTCAGTATCTTTGATGGTTCCGATATGAATATCTGCAATGCATAAAATTCTCATGGAATATTCCTTTACCGCGGACGCCCAATAATTGCAAGAAGTAAGAAAACGCCAACCGTTATACATGCAATGCAGGTTATAACATTCATGCCATCCACCAATTGAGCAAACATATTACCATTCCTCCTAATATCACAGTTATCAATAGAATATATTATTCTATTGATCTCAGTATTTCAATAAAAAATAAAGAGGGTTTCAAACCCTCTTTATTCATTTTTATTCCAAATCAAAAATTTGTTCAATCAATTCATTTACATATACGGGAGAAGTGATAATGATCAGTCGATACGTTCGATGGTAATTTGGAAGAGGAATATGAATCATTCGTTTTTTCCAATCAATGCTATACAATTCATCTTGTAGAATTTTTCCATTCTCCCGGAATTGAATTGTAATAAATGTATCCATCGGAATATTTCGTTCCAAATGATAATCAATACATGCGCGCAAAGATTCATTCAATACATTATCAAATGATATCGATTTATCTCCGGGCATTAATTTGAAAATTGGAAACGATAGTATACTCCATCCAACCGGAACAATGAAATCGTCCAAATTGATGACATCGGTAAAGATTGGAACAATTGCTTGTCCGTCAACAGGGGCAATATGAATGTTCTTTTTAATTTCAGGCGAATTCATCATAAAGTATCCAATCGTGTTAAATTCGCATCGCACGGTAAAAGATACATTAAAATTGCGACGAATTTGTCCATCCTTCATCCCTTGATCATATGCAACATCGGTAAGTAGTGAATCGATATCTGCAATGTAGTACATGAAGAATTCGTTAGAATTGGATCCACCTTTGAGTTTGTATGTAATCGGATGATGAAAAATTTTATTCATATAAGATAGGAAGTCATGAACATCATCATCCGTATACGGAATATGTGCATAATGTGATATCAATGAACAGAAGTCTTCGGGGATATACAACTCGAGTGGAGCTCGGATAAATTGATTATGTCCCACTGGCAACATGTTGTGAATATAGGATACAAAGTTGATTTGTTCGGAGTATGTATGGAAGCTACATACAACATCGACATACATCACTGCCCGGTTATAATGCCCATGGATGTAAAGTTTCTTATCTTTATCTCCCGCAAGTGGAATTAAATCTCCATCGCCCCACATCCCAGTTGTATAATTCCGTTTACTATTGATCTGGGTATGTCCAAGAAAACGATTCTCATCTTGACCAAATACAATGCGAGGAATCAATACCATAATCGGCACTTCCTGTTTATGTAATTGATTTGGTAAATGTGTAATCTGTCGCGGTGATAATGTCGTCGATGTTGTTACCGTCTTAAACATATCTTTCGGAAATGAAGATAGTAGAAACTGTTCGACGACGGACATCACATTCCCATAGGTATGCGATGCCGATGTATTACATGCACAAAATGTATTCTTTATATGGTTTCCATAGGCTGCATCAGGAACAGCTTCATAAGCGTAATAAGTTTTACCTACATCTTGATTTGCAGCATTCGGAGTATCGATTGGGTTACGTCGAATCAATGCGATCTTCTCCTTTCAATTTCATTCAGCATATATCAATTAAAAAGTTGGTGGAAATCATGTGTACTGTATATCCATTATTTGTCATTCGTGGACTCGACAATTGGATTTGTAATGAGTTGGCGGAATACAACCTTGGGATCCAATACGTAAACGATGTTCATACGGTAAATAAAATTGAACCAGTTGACATCATTTTCATTTATGCACCAATCATTGATGATGAAGAAGAATTTTTACAAATGAAATATATTCATTTATACAATGATAAAAAAATTGTATTGGTTGCTCCCAATGAAAAATACGATGAAATTTATACAAAATTAAATCTATTCGGGATTATTCATTTTAAACCAGGTTCCGACATCAAGTTTCTTGTGTGTAATATGAAAACATACATCGATTATATTTACAACATGAAACTTGTCCGCGAAAATAGAATTCGTATCTATGAAAATATTCAAAATAAAAAAGAAACAGAAGAAACGAGCGTAAGACGTGCTCTCAGTAGTCTGACTCATACACTTGTGAAGAATAGCAAAGAGTATGCCGCGAAGGAATCGCAGATACTACAATATGTGAAATTGTTCATTGATGCAATTATCATGAAATCGTCCAACTATAAGATGGAACTGTTAAAGAAGGACACCAGAGTTTTGAAAGAGTCTGCCGTGTATTATGATATCGGAATGATCTTTATTAAAAACTCGATCTTGAATAAGTTAACCTCGCTGAGTGAAATTGAATACAAAGACGTGCAACATCATGTCATCATCGGAGATAGTATTTTAGAAAATCTGATTGATAAATATCCAGGAAATGAATTTTTACAAACAGCGCGCCATTTCATCCGACATCATCATGAGTGGTGGAATGGAACCGGATATCCGGATAAGTTATCAAAAGAAAATATCCCAATCGAAGGTCGCATCATGGCAATCATTGATGCGTTCGATGCAATGAAAGATGGTCAAGAATACAAAAATAAAATGACAGACGATGAAATTTTCCAAGAAATCAAAGATAAGGCAGGAACCCAGTTTGATCCGGAACTTGCAGATATCTTTATTTCCATCAAAAACAAAATACTCGACGTAAAATAATAGAAGGAGGGAACCCCTCCTTCTATTTTACTTCCTATTTTACTTCTATTTGAAAAATGAACGCACACGATCACACATTGTATCGAATGTAAATGAAATGAGTACAACCGTTAGTAGTATTCCAGAACTAATCCGTTCAGGAATCGAAATTTTACTTTCATTATCCATGGCAAATTTCCTTTCTGCGAATAAAAATATAGAAGGGGAATGTTCCCCTTCTATATCATTGATGGTGAATTAAGCACCGAGCATCTTACGAATCAGAGGATCATCAATCATTTCATTGTTTTCCGGATATACCCGAACAACAAACTCGGCATCGTCGCCATGAAGATGTGTGGTACTGTCAATTCGAACAACACCGTTGATCTTGCCAGAATTCGGATCTTCCAGCATATCCTTAATGACCTTAATCGTTTCAATGTTGACCATGATACGATTGCTTGTTTCCGTCTTCGTCTTGAATCGACGTGGAAGTGCAAATGCCAGCATGGAACGGATTTCATCTTCACTCATACCAAAACGATCTGCAACCACAGACTTCTTATATGAGCTGAGAACAGATCTCCACTCATCCGGCTTGAGCATATACTTCTGGATCATCTTATACAGAGGATCCTTGCTCATGTTGACGACATCGCTGCCAATGCTTTCAAATGATGTGTAGAAGTCATCCGCCTTTCCACTCTTCTCCATATCATTGAAAAGAAGGTGGAGATACGAGTACGTGTTTGTCTTTGATTTGAAAAATGCTGGAATGACCAGTGCATTTGCATCTGGACGATATGCCTGTGCCTTCTTCTGCAGATACGTTACGATCTGCTTGGTGTTGAGCTTATACTCATGAATTGTTGCTGTTGGAGAAATCCGTGCACGTACTTCTGGTGCATCCGGCGTATAATCCACCTGAATACCAAACTCTTCACCACAACCCGGGCATTTTACTGTCGACTGTTCCATTGGTAATAACCTCCTATTAGTCCTATGCATTGCTTGGAACTTTATAGAATAATGTAACGATTACTAATAAAATATATAACCTTCTTCGTGTTTATATATTTTGACGATAATGAAATGATTTATCTCGCAATAAAAATATATTATTTTCCGGAAGGAGTTTTGGAAATGAAAGCAGAAAAGAAGAAATTCACACCGAGTGAAGAAAAGAAAATTCAAAAGGCTGTGAATGATTATAAAAAGAAAGTGCGTGACAAAGAGATCGAATACGAAATCAAACGACGCATTCAGGAGTTGGATCTTCCAGCCGTATAAAATAGAAGGGGATTTATTCCCCTTTATTTTTATATTGATCTGATTACAAGAAAAAGAGATTCATTGTATGTGCCGAAGTATATATTCTAAAGAGAAGAATAATGAATCTATCATATTAGGAGGAAATCATATGAAATCGTCTCGCAATATTCTTTGGATATCTCGTCACCCGATGACCGAAGCACAGCAAGATGCGCTCATGGGGAAGCACACGAAACAGATTTGGTTTCGACAGGTTCGTCAGCCAGTCGAAAATGTCGACGATCTGGAGGATGATGTTGCAATGGCAGATGTCATCTGCGTTGTCCTACCGCCTCGACTCATGACCGAGTTCATGGCAAAGTACAAGAATTGGGGGAAACCGATTCTTCGCGCCATCTCGAAACGTCGCGAACTGGATGGTGCTGCAACATTTGAATTTATCAAATGGCAACGTGTCCTTGACTTTGTAGAGATCGTAGAGGACTGGGATCCAGAGTTTGATGCATGATCCGCTATTATGATGATAAATATGATAATAAAGAGGAGGGTATGAACCCTCCTCTTATTTTTTTTACATTTCCTTGAGAAGAGATGCGCCAATCGCGCGAGCACCTTCGTCGTCACCATTTACGGCAAGTCTATTAAGGTACCTTTTTGCAAGATCTCTTGCTTCAGAACCTTCTGCATTCTGAATATCAATCTTTGCATTACGACGCTCTTCGGATGCACGGATATAGGTGTTGTATGCTTTCGTATTCTTTGCCTTCGCGAGTAACATGGAGCAGAGAGATATTAGCTGGGCAACCTTGGTTGGGTCATCAAGACGGAATACATTTTTCTCCATTACCGCAGTCGATTCCTGAACCGGCTGTTCTGCATCTTGCATTCGCATCACAGGGAGGAAGAATCTATTTAGCAGATTAAATAATTCTTCCTCATCCCAATTCGATTCTCTTTCCGTAACATCATCTTCTGATGTTTCTTCTGACGGCTGCGCATCATCAACTTCGATGTCATCCACATCATCATCAGTCTCTTCATGATCCTCCGGATCTTCCTCTGGAGCATCAATATCCATATCTTCAATATCTTCAAACTTTTCGTCGTCCATCATAATTCTCCTTTTCTAGACCCAATAAATTATTCTTTGGTTGCATCATCAATCTCTTCGTTATCAATTCGAATTTCAGATGCTTTATCTGCCAATATTTTTCGATTGGATTCGATTGTTACTTTTGAGATGATTTCATCCAATTCATCAAAGTCGAGCTGAGGTAGATACTTCTTTGCCAACTCACGTTTCAGAATGATCTGCTTCGGTGTTGGGTCTCCATTCTCATTTTCAAGATCATTCTTATTATAGAATAGGGAAGCAGTTAATTCATACATCGTATTGAAGTTATTGATCATATCTGCATTGATATTCAGCTCTTGTTGATTTGCCGGATTAAATTTGTACCGGAATGTTTGGATAATGGAATCGTCAATATCCGTACAGTATTTCATGATACGCTGATAAAGTTTTGTCATACCACGATTGAAATCAATCTTATATGCAGATACCGTAGAGAGATATCGTGCATTTGCCATTTCCAATGTTTTTGCAAAATCAACTTCGTCAATGGCATTGATTACCAATAACTGTGGAACACCGGTACCGGTAATCGCTTGACGTCGCTGATGCTCCAAATACTCTGTATCAAATGGGCGGTTGACTGCTTCAATGGTATCTGTTTCGATTGCCTTAACGTCACCACGACCTGCAGGCAATACCATTTCACTGATACCGCCAACCTTATTCAATACACCCTGATATGAATATACATCGTCAACGGTAATTCGACGTGCTTCATATTTACGAATGGTCCGCTGGATTGCTCGCGCATAATCCTTATTTAACCCAGAAGAACGTAGATAATGAACACGCGTTGTTGTATTATTCAACGTATACAGAAGATTGAACATGTTTAGCATCAGATAGTTTCGTGCTGGGAATAGACACGGTTCCAATACACCATGACCTTTTCCTTGATCATCTTCATTGATGACAAACCGAACAACTTCATCTTCTGGGATATAAATGAAGGAAAGCTTGCCTTCTGCAAATTTATGCGCAAGAATCACCTGTGCAATTTCATTCTTCAGGTTGATATTCTTTTCCAGCATATTACGATCAAATGATTTTAGAATCATTCCCGCAAGTTGGTCTACGACATTTTTATTGCGGGTATAATTCTGGAATGAAAGGTCAACAATACCATTCGGCTGCGTTGGATTAACAGCAAGATCCATGGTTGTTGTTACGTAATAATATCCGATGATCGTTGAATCCATCCGAATCGGAATCATTCGCATCGGATCCAGGTATTTGATATGACAACCTTTGAGGTCTTTATATGCTTTATAATCGACGGTATCATCATCAATGGAACCGAATACGGAAGCGGCCAATTTATTTCCACCATATGCCTCATAGTCTTCCGTAAATATTTGCTCATTCGACCGTTGACTTCGAATTTCTTTTTCAAGCATTGCGCGAGCACCATCTGCACCCAACTCCGCAATCAATAGAGATGAGTTTGAAACATTGATGTGTTCGAGTAGATACCGAATCTCGTCTTTGTTAATTTCGGATGGCTTTTCATCATTCGTTGATTTCATTTCCACCTTCACGGTTTCAGTGAAGATCTTTACATTATCATCATTATACAATGATACGGATTCTGTGATTGGGGTTGTTCGATTTTTCTTTTGATGTCGATACTGTGCATATTTTGAATCAGCAATGGCTTCAATCTGAGCAAATAGCTTTGCATATGGACTTACAAGTACACAAATTTCACCTGCAACCAATCCTTTTGGAATAATGGTATTTTTTGTACGCTGTTGCAGATCGAACCGATCTTCCAATTCCTTTACTTGTGCAATATATTTTTCAATATCATCACTTGCATTCGTAAATGCTAATGTGCGACTCACTTCACCAGTTGCAATGTTACATTCAATGATTGCATCACGAATGATATAGATAACATCCCTCATTTCAGGCATCTGCATACAGATGTTATGCATATCACGACGAAGTAACAACTCCGCTTGATTGAAGGATGACATATCGATATATTCATTCTTCAGATTATTGAGCGTTGACTTGATGGTATCTTTATCCGCTTGATTGTCCAGATCCATATCTTGAAATTTCTTAATGAATCCATAATCGTCGAAGATCTGTGAATTAAATTGTCCCAGTGCATCGTCCAACGATTTATCAAATTTCGAGGAAACTTCATCAAGATCATCGGTCACAGAATTTCCGACATCATTGGAAATATTTCCCAATAGTTTTGACATCAGATCTTTCATCACATTTGCCATAGGAAACGTTCCTTCCTTATTTAAGTAACTTTATGTAATCGGTTTCCATAGACGAATAAATGAAGAGAGGGATAGCCCTCTCTTCCATTAAAATATTTTTTCCCGATTGAAGAATATTTTGATCAACGAAGATAATTGCGTCGGCTCATAAATTTTAATGATTTCCTGATTAAATTCGGTGATGTTTCGCATTTTATTCAGCCGAAGCAATCCCAACCAAATTTCAGTCGTTCCATATACCATCTGACTTACCGTCTTTGGTTTATAAAAATATTCTGGTAATACAATGTATTGCACTGTAATCTGAGATAAGGGTCCCGCATAACGTGTGAAAAAATCATCATACGGAATGCGATTGATTGTCGATAACTCTTCTGAATCAACCGTCAATAGTGTACGATAAAACTTATTCAGATTAATGTTGTTGCTTAAATTGTTGGAAATAAAATCGGTCATATGTGTTGTTGTACTCATCACAACACCTCATATCATCGCATACGATATCCCGCAGGGAATTCGATAAAATTCGGATCAACGGGATCTACATCGTGGAACCAATTCATTGCAAATTCAATGGTATACGTTTTGAGATCGACGTTATATGCAGCTTCAAGAAATTCTTCCAAATTTGATTGATCTGGGATGAGATAAAGATTGTCATTGATTTGCACATACATGACGACGCGATCATCATCTGTAATGATATGCTTTACTGCAAGGATTTCTTGATCGGGCGATTCCTTCCGAACCAGATATGCAGTCGTCTCAGGAATGGGACCCATTTTTACATCGGCAGTATGTTGTCGCATTAACATAATAAACGCTTGTTGTTTCATTACGAATCTCCTTCCACCGGTATCCATTCAACATATGGATACACCTTTGGTAGCAACATTTCTTTGTTGCATTTCGTACATACGTGGGTATAGAGCGGTCCATTATCTTTCTGTCTCTCTGGAGCAAATTTCACTTCACCCTCATTGCAGAATTCACAAATATAACGAACCCCTTCAGGTTTGATTTGAAACCGTTCTTCGTTCATGATTTCCTCCTATTGAACACTTCCACCACTCGTTCGTACACCACTCTTCGAACGATTATTATCCTGACGATTTCCATCCGTTGCACCCTGTTCAAAAGAATCCCATGCAATGGAGGATCGTTTCCCATTATATTTATCATCGTATCCACGCTGTGTGAAATCATGATTGATCATCAATGCACATTTCGCTTCTACAGCATATGATACGACAACGCTGAGTAGATTCATCAATACAAGTTTTTGGCTTTGCCATTGTAGGATTGCCAATTGATCGGTATACGTTTTGATATCTTCCAATTTATTCATGAGATTTTTAATCTCTTGGAATGGACTCCCATATGTGTTATTGAATGTATTTGCATCCGTATACATATCTTGGGAGATGGAATCCATGCGACCTGAATCTTCTTTCAATTGATCTCGCATAAGTAACAGTTCGGATACAAATTGCATCGACACTTCTTCATGTTCTTGTTCATAAATGATACCACTCTGTGTATGAGGATGATCTGGATTCATATCATCCGAATAATCCTGTGGATATGTTAATTGATCTGATACATGTCCAGTCATCCCAGTACCACCTGTCGGACTATGTCCCGTATACCAATGATCATGACTATGGGCTCCGGTTGGATGTCCGTGGGGACCACCATTGATAACGACATGGACATTATGTGAATGCGGAATTGTCTCCATTCGATACATGGATTTTGTACCAAGTTCTGCTAATTTATCTGCTGCCAAATCTTTGATTTTGCAAACAGTCAACAGAACGCGTTCAACGTCTGTTCCATACATTGCATCATCTCCTCAATAAAAATGGGAGGAGAATTCTCCTCCCATTCTTTTATCGTGCATAAATACGATAGCGCATGTTAATGACGTCACCCTTTTCCAACAGAATTGGAGTACGGGTATAATGTGTCACGAGCTGAAGTCCAGAAGCATCCTGTTGCTCAGAATCATACCACCCATGGACAAGTCCAAATTCGCTGATGCGCGGAAGTGCATTCATCTGCGTAAAATACCCACGGCAATCTGATTCTGCAATGGAAAGATTCATCTCAACAAAGGATTCAATTGGAGTCGTGGATGTTGATGTGAATACGGTATCGTCCACCGTTTTTAAATCCTCATCATTATCCGATGCCCAGTAGTGAACAATATGAGGTTGTGGATTTTCAAATCCCTTGAGGTAATAAGAAGTAACCTCATCTTTACCACTGGAACTGCTATAGGTTTTTGTCTTCCCAAAATACTTTGTTTTCTCAATGCTCCATCCATCGTTTGACATGCGGAATGGAATTGGATGGTATAATGAACGCCGTTTATAATCTGGAACAATAACTGTGACGTTATCTTCCCCCGTTGCACCATCACCAACCATGAATCCACAAATATAATCCAATGCGGGGATGTTTACGCCAGAACGGATTCCATGCGTTCCTCCACTGGTTGCTTCGCTATCATAATACGGGTGTTTATAATTGGCACGAGATACCCCAATCTTCATCTGGGGAGCTTCGTCATTCAGATCACCAACGCGAAGTGTTGTGTTGGTATCCACTCCAATGTTGAACATTTTACCGAATACCCACTGATATCCACCAATGAGGAATGTATTTGTTTTACGATCAAGAATTTTTCGAAATCTCGTATAATAAGCAGGACGTCCATACGGGTCAACGTATTCAACCTGATATGGATCTTCCCCGATCGTAAGTTCACCGATCAATCCGCCATGAAATCCAAGGCGGTCGTTCATCATATTATGATTCATATCCATAATTGTAAATTCCTTTCGTAATCGCGTGTTAGAATATTACAAGGAGGTTTTTGTTGTGTCCATTAAAAAACGACGAACGTATAGTGCATCAATGAGTTCCTATGCAGCTTCACAATCGTCGATCAATAAATATGAAGTAAATAAACTCGGAAAGAAAATTGAATCTACTCCAAAAAAGCCACCATCCAATCTGGTCGAATTGAATGAAGAGAAAAATAATACGGTAACATCAACGTTATTTCATGATACCCAGGCCGGAATTACCAATGGAATTCTTGGCGATTGTACAGGAGTATTTCGTGAAGGGGATAATAACATCGTTGGATCAATTACCGATCATCAGAATGATGGGATATCAAGGATACTTAATATCATCAAGGGTGGAAGTGATCCCGGAAAAGATCCAAAGAATAAAAATAAAACAAAAGACGAGTTGAAAAAAGATCGAGAAAAAGTAATTGCAGCATTACGGTCCGAGAGTGAAAAGATCATTCAATCAACCGTATCGAATGCAACCCATAAGGTGGAAGAATTAACAACCAAACTGGAAGGAAATCTGAAAACAACCCTAAACAAAGGGTTGCAATCGGTCATGGGTTCCGTAACAAATCAACTCGGCAAAGGGTTCTTAGGTGGAATCCTCGGTGGATATATTTCGGAATTGTTGAAAAATTGCGTCGAGGATATCAATGGTCGTTTGGAATTGGGATTGAAAGAATTGAATCTTCCCGTTGCAAATTTATTGGTATCCCGTGGAGATCGTTTATCCACAATATTATCCCGGGCTGGGTTGGATCTGAATCAGCCGAAGACGGATGTTGGATCCATCGGGAATGTCGGAGTAATGATCAGCAAGCAGGTGGCCAAAACAAGTTGTTGGGGGAATGTTGGTCCAGCACCAAAATTAACCTCCACGGAACAGGATCCATACATGTATGGGAATTATAAAATGGAAGAGAAAGACCCTAAGCCAACCATCAATTCTCAAATCGGAACAACTTTAAATGGATTTGATCGTAAGATCCAAAATAAAACAAACATTCTTGGAACGTTACAAAACAAAGAAGATATGGAAACCAGCCGTTCCAATAGTAGTAGAAATTTGAAACTACTCAATGAAAATTTAAAGAATTTCTTGGATCATCAATTGGAAGAATTGAATGAAAAGTGGGAGAAGTAGGTGACGTATAAATGAACATTGGGAATCTATTGAAAACGGATATGCGTAACATCCTGTCCGTAACCCCCTTTAAAAATTCTTCCAAATTCGGGAAGTTTGGTAATAAGTTAGCAAAGAAAGCAACCGAGAAGATTGCACAAAAAGCAAACGATGCAATTCAAAAGAAACTCCAGAAGGTGCAAGGAATCATCGGAGATATTGATAAGAAATTGGCTGGTGCAACATTTGGGATTCTCGGTACCGGAAATCGTTCATTAAGCTCTGTTATATCCAATTCGAAAATTGGTGGAATGTTGCAAGATTTAAAGCTCCTCACAATGAATGACGACAACAATCGCAATATGAATGGCGATGTTATGTATCGTGCGAAGTATCAAGTCCCAACACTCATTATGATGATGGGAAGTGAGCAAATCTCATTCAATGTATCCAATATCCAATCTATTGAATACATGAATAATTATGATTTCAATATCATGCCCGTGATTAAACTCACATTGCGGTTGGATATTCGTCAACGGATGTGGATTTTACGGAACAAGAAAAATATTCAAGTAAAATTCCAACTCGATCGTGTTGGCGTTGACATGGAAAATGAACGCATTGTATCCAATCCAGCATCCTTATGGAATCAGGTGTTTAATTTATATTTATCTGATTCAGATGATAGTGTGGATACGGATGGTTTGGAATCACGATTGGATGAAAATGATGGAAGTTCCATGGGTGCAGAAGGGATTGGGAATGCACAAAAATTCGAAGAAAATTATTATGAATCCCAACACATTGTCGATGTATATTTATTGGACAAACAATTGATGGATGCATCTCGTTATTCATTCAATGCGGTATATAGTGAAGCCACGATACAACAGATGGTCGCACATATGCTCACACAAAGTGGTCATAAAAAAGTATTGATGAGTAAGATGCAGAATGATGAAATCTATAAAGAAGTATTGTTGCCCGTAAATCCAGTATTCCGAAATTTATTATTTTTGGACCAATATTATGGAATGTATGAATCGGGTGCCGTCATCTATTATGATAATGACACGTTATACATTTTGGATAGTGGAAACGTTTCCAATGCAAAATCCAGTGGAGAAATTACCGACATCACGATTATGGTGAAGGGTGATACGGAATCCATTCCTGGACACGCAATGGTTATGAAATCATCCAACGACTCCTATTACATATCAACACGAGCATCGGATGTGAAATTTGGAAATTCAAACGATACCGCAATGGCTGGTATGGGGGCAACATCCCAAATCATTGTGCAGGATACAAGTGATATTGAGAAACAGCCAGATACGACAACATCTGCAGCCAATGGTGAAAAAGATGGAGACACGGGTGCATTAACAACGTTCATCAAAGATAATCATAAATACATTGCATCCATCATTGAAACGCGAAAGGGAGAAAAAGCATCTTCTGTTCATCTCACATTATCTGACGTCGATATTGGGATTTTCAAACCAAACCATGTAGTACAGTTTGTATTCACCGATGAGAAAATGCAAACAAAATATGCCGGAGATCAATATCGCATCGTGTATGCATATCATTATATCAAACTTTCTGGTGATATATATATGGATGCAGGAACGCATGTCATTCTTCGAAAATTATCACCGGTGACAACATCATCAAACACAACAACATCACAAGAAAAACCAAAGAATTGGAAAGAGGACCAAACCACCTTTGGTTCCATTGGCAATGTCGTTGATATTTTTAGTGGAAAAGGCGGATGTTTTGGCAATGGTGGTCCGAATTCAATTACCAGTAAGATTGTTTCAGAAACACTTGAAAGAATCAATAAAAACGGAAAACATTCCAATGTTGCAGGTGTGTTAGGAAAAGTTGCAGAGTCCGTGATGAGTGGAAAGGATCCATTGTCATCATTGAAAAATGTCGGAATGGAGTATCTCAAATCTGGGCTAAAAACGTATGTCGTGAATTATCAGAAGCGCGGAGAGAATAAGAAGAAAGCACAAGAAATGCAGGAACAAGAAAAACAACAAATGAACAATCTCCTCAAAGAAAATATTGACGATAAAATATCTGAATACAAAAAACGTGCAACTGAGAAAAAGCCATAAAAAATAGAGAGGGGAATGTTCCCCTCTCTATTTTATCAATGTCAGTTTTTTCATGCGAGGAAATAATGCCTTCATCCCAGCACAGAATTCCTCTTCTTTATGAGCATCTTTGATTTCTTTGATGCGATAAAAACATGCGTTGCAAAAATTAAACGATGGACATACAAAGCATCGTGGGAAAATGGATGGGTAATCTTTTCGGATTTCATCTTCCGGATATTCGTGAAGTTCATATGTTTTTTCATTTCGTAACACATGTGTCATATGTGTATCATTCAATACGCAACAAGGATGTATTTTACCATCCGGAGATACGGATCTTGTATTCGTATAACAATTTCTACTATACGGACATCCGGAGTCAACATCTTTTGCCATCGAATAAATATCGCGTGCAGCAACATCATATTCTAATTTATGATGCTCCATGGACCATAGGTACCAATTGAATATTTCGGAGAATAATAAAAACTCAGAAGATTCTCCTGCTTGTAGTACAGGGTTAATTCGTACCGTTGTCTTTAATTGTTCTGCTAACTCGACCATACGAGGATATTCGTGCAACAATTCTTTCGTCAGTGTAGAAATGAATGGAATGTATGTTTGATGTGGTAGATAAGAAAGAACGTGATGATATACTTCTATGAATTCGCGTTCTGTGTACAATTCTCCATTCCCTTTAATTCTTCCGGTCGATTGAAAGGATGTCGTGATACGGATGCGGGGATTCTGAAATACATCTTTCCACTTTTCCGGATGGATATGGAAATCCCATAAATTCGATGTCATTGCAATCTTCGTATTGCGGTTTGCATGATTGGCATCGAGGTAATCCAACATTTGTAGATATAATGATGGCGGTGCACATAGTGGATCGCCACCAACAATGGAAATACCATCCACATCATAGGTTTCCATCAATTGTTTGAAATCGTCAAATGTGATATGAGGATTTGCTTCTTTCGATAAACAAGATGCGGAACAATAATCACATTTGAAATTACAAAGACTCGTTATTTTTAAAATCAGAAACATTGAAATGTCTCCTATATGACAATATTGACAAATTTTTCTGCTCTCGTAATTGCGGTATAGAGCAAACTTCGTTGGAGATCATCATCATACTCGGTCGGTTCCAATAATAATAGAACTTTATCCCACGTATGGTAACGGGCACGGTCTGGCGTCAATGCATATGCATATTCCGTTTCCAAAATATCATCCGGAATAATTTGTTTCGATACGCCATCGATATGGTTCAATGTATACCGATCCAATGAAATATCATCAAACGGTTCTACATATTCATCCAATTTGAACTCAATGGGAACCCATCTTGTGATCTGTGCATGTTTATTTACTTTGGAAACATATCCAACGACATTCTTATGAAGGTATACTTTAACCCGGGATTCTTCCGAATTTTCCAACACATGATCATACATGCTTTTGGTAACAATCAATCGTTCTCCAACCTTTGTTACGGTATCTTTGCACGATAATACTTTTTCACGATACATCTGATTGATCATCGTTCTCGTATCATCATTTAATGCAATGATCATATTGGATGATTTCATGTTGTATAAATTCAACTTACTTTTTCCGATGATATTAACACCATCGTAGTTTCCCAACTTCAATGGAACATTCATCAATAGTTGATGTGCAAAATGAACAATGGGATGATTGATATACCAAGGATGAACCTGTTTCAATACAATATTCGGTTCATGGTAAAATGTATACGGTTTATCTCCCGGAATTAATTTGCTATCCTGCAATAAGATGATCGGCAATCCATAGGAACTCAGATGTCGGATCTGTTTCTTCGTCAACAATGTGGAATCAAATACAACGATCAATTTATACTTCGGATCGATCTTTTTATTTTTATATTTTACCCATTCATACTTCGGTTGAATATCTTTTTTTGTAATGGCTTCCAATGTATCAACATCAAAGGATTTTCGATAATCATACAAAAATCCGTCAATGTAATACGCATGCATTTTTGCATACGCTAGACGTAATACCTGTTTTTGATTATAAGAAAGATAACAGATCTCTCGTTGATCCAATCCAATCTTTCCGAGAAAGAATTGTAATAAATCCCATACACCACAACCGATACGACTATCGACGGTAATGATTTGATGGTTGTATTTTCTCCACCACGATTCTAGGGCGGAAAGTCCCATATATTGGTCTAATGTGCAATTCATGTACCGCCACCCCCATCATGTGGTGAACTGCCTTAATAACTAAAAAACATTAAAAATGGAGTAAGATGAATCATGAGAAAATACATCAATTATCCAATGATTCCAATTATTTTGATGGGAATCACATTGATCATTTTGATCCGCCATGTCGATACATTAAATGCCGAAACATTTCGAGCTCCGGTACACATCGATCGATCCGTTGCACATATGACAACAGTTTATAACAGCGACATCGACATGGAATCCAATTACTATTACACAAGTATCGAATCGTTTGATTCGGAGTTAAACCAACTTTCGGAAGTCATTTTATCGTCGGATGACAATCCACATTTAAATGCAGCAGGATTGATTAAATCATCACCTGAAATCAATAAAGCAATTCGAGCATACAATGAAGGCTTTATTGAAATCGATGGTGAGAAATTTCAAAAATACATCTACTACCGATGGATAATAGATAATTCTGGCGGAAAGCGATTGCTTGTCGTCACAAACAATTCTTATGAGTTGAACGAAATTTTTCTGATTAAGGTTCTATGCTATATTATTCTACTCCTCATGTTCATTTCCATTGTTATCATGCAATTAGAACTTCGGAATCGAAACATAAGGGAATACAAATTCAATCTAAGTCAGCTCATATCATTAATCCGACGCTGAGTATTATATATAGTATAGAGAGGGAGAGAACGACATTGGATGAAAATCTATCAACTGTCATAGTTGCAGCTATGACTGGCATCTTTTCAATCATTACCCTCTTAATTCGTAAGAAAGATAATGGTGTCATCGATAAGATTGATCAGCAGCAATCTTTTTTCGAACGAGAGAAAAAGTTGAAGCAAGAGTTAGACATGAAGGAAAAAATCTTAAAGAAGATCTTTCAGGATTTAGATCTCCTTCTTGTCGACACAAACATCGAATTGATTAAACTCCACAACGAGGTCGATTCCGATGTCCTCCGTAAGTTGCAGACACAGCATATGGAGATTAAAAATAAGATCATCAATATCACGAATGAAATTGATGATATCACCAAGGAATATCAGATTGTTATTCTGATGACCGAGGAACTTCGTACTGAATATGAAAAAATGATGCACAACGGGAAATGAATAGAAGGAGGGATCATCCCTCCTTCTATTTGTTCAGTATAGATTAGTCTTCGAGCGCAGTTTCTTTTGGTGTTTCTTCTCCCGTCGGGGGATCATCAACGGTTTCCGTAGAACCCCACATGGCAAGAATTGCATCACGTGCATAGGATGGAAGATCAGAGCCTTCCTTCAGGTATGCACGATCCCGTGGGCAATTGAGGCGACGATCATAACGACCATTCCCAACATCGAGAACCTTTCCATCCTGCGTGATTGTGTCCTGATACTTAATCATGACATCATTCTGTGTGAGGCATTCGAGTACAATACGTGTATCCATTTGTCATTCATCCTTTCGTGTGGTTGATTAATATTTAGGGTTCAAACAGATCGGCATCTTTATGATATTCCCGGAAGTCGGGATCATATCGGCTTGACTTTTTACAATCCTTTGGATCTTTTGCGGATTTGGAATTCTCCAACTGTGTAATTCGATTTTCAAACGAAGATACCTTCGTAAGAATGCTCTTCATATCTTCTCGCATCAGACGAAGCTCATCAAAGATTCCATTCATCTGTACGCGAAGAATATCATTTTGCTCATGGAGATATGCGATCTCGCGATCGTAACTATTCTGCTGAAGAATATTCCCTTTGATGCGATTGAGTACATCATCTTCCTTTGCAGGAACAACAAACCCAGATTGATCAAAATTGAATCGGAATTTCAAAACTGCATTGGAAACAATATCAAATACATCGGTTACTTCAAGAGAGTCGACAATAACCATGGACTGTATATTCATATTATCATGAATAAATTCATCATGAATAAAGAAATGTCCATCCTCACCCACATGATAGATTGGATTATTTAGTACTTCTCCACGACCAAGTGTCATGTGTGCAATCGGATACCCAATGCTGATATCTGTGATACGAACCTTGATATTGTGTGAGTCGCGTGAATATTCTTTGATCACAGAATCCATTCGTCCACGGAAGGATAGAATCAATTCACCATTGATCAGAGCATCACTATCTTCCGTCTTATTATTGATCCCAATTTGGAATTGATTGAGATAACAAGAATCGGAATACCGACGAAGTACCCTTCCATCTACGTGTTCCGTCTGATATACGACTCGGACAATGGGGCGTGTAATCAGAACCGGGAATCGTTCATCTGCTTCAACCTTATCCAAAAACGTTTTCAGATGTTTGCTATGAGGAACACCATCACATTTATTGAATTTAATATCCACGAGATACATGTGAGGAGCATCCATTGTCTGTTCAATGGTAATCGATTTTTCATCTTTCTCTTTGGGTTCCATTGGAACTAGCTTTGCTTGATCAAACAGAACATCGGTTAAAAATCGCTCATTATCAAGTTCAATAAACATGTTCTTCCCCATATGGATTTTCCCACGATGAGGACGACAATGTTGTCTTGAGATAATTCCCATAATAATTCTCCTTTATCGCATTCTCAAAATTTTACGAATGATGTAGATTACAATTGGCGTATATAAAAATGCATCAATTGTTCGGTTGGATTGGAATAATCCATCCCCAATATTCAATGATACATCTTTAATTGAAATGCTATGCGGGTGATTGATGTAATCAAAAATAAACTTCCGATACAAATCCGCCGGGGGTGTATTATTGATGACACAATCAACAAAGTCGGTATCGAAGAAACAATGTTCCTGATGATTGCACTGTGATTGCTGCATCGACACAGGCCAAATCATATCGATATCCATTTCATTCCATCGACCAAATGTTGAGGTTGGATATTTGCTGGTATCTGCCAAAATATAATGGAACTGTTGCATCATATTCCTTGGCACATCCAATTCAATCCATTTATAAATGGAATGGTTATATAGTGCAGGCAGTTGTGGTTCACGAACTTTTCCATGCAACATTACGGTAGCATTTGAATTGGGATCATTCATAATTGCATGCGTTGCCATGAATTCATTTCCACAAACATCAAACAATCGTCTTCCGGTCTGTGGATTATGGTATAGGAAACAATTATGCCGTGCATCATAAAACATTGCTTTATAGGATCGAATCATTTCTGATACAACTTTGCGAATTTGACGAACGAGGATGTAGTCATCCTGTTGGACGATTGGGTTTACTCCTGTACCCATGGATGATAAATCCATATCGTATTTCCCAACCACCTGATTTTCGATTTGTCGTAACGTTTCTTCACTGGTGCTCAATAAACGATATTTGATCTTATAAAGACCATTTTGTTTCATACTATCATATTGCACATCAATGACTTGAAAAACAGCAAACATCTTAATGTGATTGAGTATGAACATATCGTATTGGTGTGGAACAATGGTGGATGGCTGAATGGTACATTCACCTTCTGCCGTGATATCCTCTAACTGCTGGTCATCTGTATTATTTGGATTCGTTTGACCAAATTCATACAATGGAAAATTTTTAATATCATTGAATCGTAACGGAGAACGTTTTCCGAAAAGTTGATCAATATCCTTTAACCCTCGATCTGTCGTCGTACGATTCTCTGCGAGATTGAAATATCGAACCAGCACAGCTCCTGCAGATGTTAGGAAGCGTGTTGCAGATGCTAATCGTTTTTCATATTTGAATACATTGCTATCCATCATGGATTGTTCATCAAAGATAAGAGCCACTATAAATCACTTCCTTTCAAGAAATTATCTTTATGAGCGTACCCAATTAATACTGAGTTCCAGAGAATGATATATTATTTCTATATAGAAAGGGGAAATGATTACCATGAGCAAACTATTTGATGAAGTAAAAGAATTTGCAGCTCGGCTGAATCCGTCCAAAGGAAAGCGCAATAAAGCGCTTGAGGCGGAGCATAAGCGTAGGATTAAGGAGATTGAAAAGAAATTCAAGAAGGATAAACGTTGGAAAGATTTATGAAAGGAGATTTCAAGTGGACAAAGCAACGGAAGTAATTTATAACGAAGCGTTGTTGAAGTTCAAAACAATTTCAGAACGATTGGTTGAAATTGCCGATCTTATGCAGAGAGGGGAAATTATTATGGCAAAAGAAGAATTGGACCGACTCTATATCGAATCTGTGCATACAGAAACGAAGAAATGTGGAAGTAAGCTTGCGCGGATGATGGAACATGTCTTGAAATTGGCATATTGTGACGATTACAATGAGATCGTGCAGAATGGTCGTATATGGAAAAATGATGCAATCAAACAACGAGAGGATGTGCGCAATTTAGTACAATGGAAGAATAAACATCAGGAGACAAATATCATTAATAATATTATGGATCGATTGGGCGAGACATATGAGCGAGCCATTCGATATTATAATATTGCAATGAAAGACGACCATTCATTGATGTTGTATGAAGAGCGTATCCCATTGGTCTGTATTTGGAATTTGGAAGATCTTCTTGATAAAGAAATTGTTGATCTTGTTCAAATGCTTCCGAAACAAACGGGATATTATTCGAAATATGTAAAAGAACTGCTTCGTGAGCAGGAAAAGAAATTAACTGCAGCAAATGTACTCGGTTCATCTGATGATATTTGATAAAAAATAAAGAGGGGATTTCTCCCCTCCATTATTTTTTACGCAGCCGTAAAATACCCGGCACGATAAATTGCAGTCGTACAGTCTGCATAGAACGCAAACGTTTTACGAATGCGCTTGGCTACATCATACATGATGCTGGTGTCCGGGACATCTTTCTGACCGAGATATTCGCGGTTGGAAATATAATCCTCCACCATCTCAATATAGCCGTTCACTCGTGAAACTACCTCATTGAGATAGCGAACGATTTTTGTGGCTGCTCGTCCATCCCGCGCAATTGAATCGACTTCACTACAGGTGTGATTGATCCGGTTGGCGAAATCATTGAACGACCGAAGTACCGCCATGGGATTGTCGAACACATCTCCATTACACTGAATGATCGACCAATCATGCAACGTATCCAGTTGAATGATATCCGACGAACGATATAGCGTGATATCGTTTTCGTTGATGCCGATTTTAAATCCTTGCACATTCTCAATTTTCATTTTATTATCCCCCTTTAATAAAATCAACTACTTATTCCTCTCATATAAATAATATATAAATACATCCCGGATAGATCGGATATTATATATTATTTACATAGAAGGAAATTCTTATTGTATATCATTTGGTCTGTGTAGAGGAGGATGTAGAAATATGCATATTTTAAAGCTGAATGATAAAATGCGAGAAGGGTGCAAATGGCATGATACCCACATGCACCACATTACGTTGGTGAAGGATTATGCAACGCATATCAACAAGATGTTGGGAAATCCCGTTAATCGTCACAAGCTCGGATTTGCTGCGCTTGCGCATGATACATTGAAGGAGAATTATAATGAGAAGACACAGGTCATCGATGGTATCAATATCCCTGGTTCGATAAAAGAATATGTGTGCAGTCATATTGATATCATCACAAAATATGTTCCGGAAGAATACCTCTATACAGACCTTCAATTTCATGCAACGGGTGCAACCATCTTTCTGGAAAAGGAGATTGGAATTACAGATCCTGAGATTCTATACCCAGTATTGTTTCACTCATTACCAGTGATTGAAGTATATCAGAATCTTGATCCAAAGATTCAGACCATGATTGATATCATGGTGTTGTCGGATAAACTCTCATCCAATTGGCTTCGAATCAATAAGATGGATGAGGAAGTACGTTGTGATCTCGATCATATTGTATTTGGTCCAAATGGAAATGAGTTCAATTATGTGCTCGGCATTTACGCTGCACGATTGATTGGTGCTGGAAAAAAGCCAGATTATGTAAATGACATATGTACAATTCATTACTTCCATCGTCTTCATACACAGAATCCACTGGTGAATATGAAGATAAGAAGAAATGTTCTTGGGAAGAAGAGGAAGTTTGCACCACACATTCCCACATGCTATAAATGATATCAATTGGACGATAAAAAAGGAGGGGAATATTCCCCTCCTTTATTTTTTAGAAAAGGGTTATTACTTCTGCTTGCTATAAGCCTCAAATGCATCCAGTGCATCATTGAAGGACTTTCTCAGCTTTGCAAGATTTGCATTGTATGCATCCTCGGTTGGATTATCCTTCGTGTTATTCAGAGGAACACTGACATCCTCAACAGATTCCTTTACCGAATCTCCCTTGAGTGGCTCACCAAGCTTCTTACGAGTTTCATCGTTACGAAGCTCATATGCATCCGCGAGAGATCCATCTGGCGTCTGAATCATTGTTCCCTTCGGTACCGTATTGTTCTCCATACGGGAATACCAATCGTCGTTGCATTCATTGAAATTTTCATCGATAGAAATGTCCATCACATTATCCGTAGAATTATCCGCAGATTCTGTTACAATACTATCGATGTCAATCTTAAAAATATCATCGTTCATAATATTCTCCTTTTTTGTATAAAAAAGAGGAAGGGTATTATGTACCCTTCCATCTTTTCATACAAACACCTGATTCGATTACGGATTAAGCCCAAGGTGCTCCGATACCAGCAGCTGCAGGTGCCGTTCCGTAAACCGTCTCGCTGTTCTCGAGGACAAGACGTGCCTGAATACCCTGTACACAGATATCCTTGAAGCGCGACGTTGCCGTGACGATGTTGTACGCACCGCCTGGAGCGTTCGTGCTCTGATAAGCCGTCTGACTCTGGCTTGTGAGAAGGTGAGAGGTATACTTGAGATGGCGGAACGAGATGTGCTCGTTCGTCGTCGGATAGCCATAGATGTGGAGAACAAGCTCACGCTTCGTGGTTGGAGCCCAAACATCCTTTGTGTATGCATCATACATATTGGTTGCAACAACCCGAACGTTTGCACCGAGATCCGTTGCGAAACCATAGGAGTTGTTAACCTGGATACCACCAACCGTGGTACCGGTAACCGTCTTCCAATTCGTGAACTCAGAGATGAGCTGCGTTGCCATTGGGTTACCGACGATGATGAAGCTGAGCCCATCAAGCTTGAGCGTATCCGTGATCTGATGGATAACAGAACGGAGGCGGAACTGAATTGACGAGCTCACATACTTGAAGGGGTCGCCGGCGAAGTGAGTGGGAGGCTGAATGTTGACGGAATAAACCGTAGCAAGCGACTCGAGCTTATAGATGTTGGGAGCAACACCATTGTACTTCGCGAATTCATCATTGAGGAACTTGATAACCGTAAGACCTTCGTTGGTCTCCTGGCACTTGACGATCTCATCAACCATGCGGTTGTAGTAGTTCAGATCGAGAAGAGCAGCAGCATCTTCGATTTCCTCGATGGAGAAAGGCATGTTCCAACGTGCACCATCTTCGATCGTGAAGCGGAGGATATCGCGCTTCTCGCGGACAGATGCATGGCGGAGGTTCTTCTCGTTGGAGAGGTAACCTTCGATATAGACACCATCAACCTGACCAGATGCTGACGAAATATCAACCGTACCAGCCTTGAAGTTGACCTTACCGGAAATGGTATCGGCAATTGCTGTGCCGTCTGGTGCAGTAAAGTCAAGATCACCGTTAACGAACGTGCCACCGGTTGAGAATTCGACTGTAATGCCGTTGCCAGGAATCGTGTAGCGCTTCGTGCCAACATTGATTGCATTGATCTTGAAAGCGAACGAGAGCTTGTCAACACCAGTCGTACCAGTCGTAAGATTCGTGATAACGTCATACTTATATACACGGCCATTGGTGAGAGGAACCTTCGTTGCGTTATTGATCTTAATGCCCTTCTGCGCTTCCCAGATCTTCTGCCACGTGCCATCGAAGAGGCAGCGAGGATATTCATATTCCTTGCCAGTCGCATCATCAACCATATAGGTCGTACGGATATGTTTTGCAATGTTCGGGGTCTTCGTTGCCTCAACCTCGATGATATCCTTGATGATAGAACGGAAGAACTGCTTAACGAGTACTGGGAACTCGAGCGTTGCAATGGGGAGGTAACCCGTCATTGATGCAGACTCAGTATAGGAACGAACCTTCGTATCCCAGAACTGTGAAACGTTCTCGATGACAGACTGAACGTGAGGATCGTTGGGGGATGCTGCCTTGAATGCTTCGAAGACAGGGCCCATGAGATTTTCCTTATAGCTTTCCATGAACTGACGATCAGAAAGCATGGGCTTGATATCCTTCATGATATCAATGCCGGTTGATTCCTTATAATGCTGCTGAAGTTCCTTGAAGTGGTCATCGAACGACTGAATCCCACTCTCAGTGAAACCACCAAATGTTGTCTTTGGCGTGGCTTCCATGCGCTTCTCAGCGGAAATGCCACTCTCAAAAAACCATCCAACGTTATTTGCCATAATAATTTCTCCTTTTTTTACGTAAAAAATTCGAGAGTTGTTTATATACCACCAAACTTACATATTTGTTATAAATGAGCCCTATTTTTCATTAGCTGCATAACGTTTGATTTCTTTATCAAATGTTTTCTGCAGGAGATTATAGAGGTTGATGCATTTGTTGAAGAACAAAAGATTTTTGCTATAATTCTCATTCATGAAATATTCAGACATATACTCCTCCACATTTTCATTGAGTTTTGTGAGCGATGTCAGAATCGAATCATTTTTGTCTGAAATGGTATCAATCAAATCCATATTCTTATTGAAGATTTTTAATTGATTCTTCAACGTCATATGGAGTTTAATAAATCTCTCGTAGAGGCGTTGATTCATGATGATGGAAATTTTGTCATCGAAGTCTAAATTCTCAACATCTCCATCATTTGGTCCATCCTCGTATCCGAATCCTCCATCATCATCGCCCATATCCATATCACCTGGATCCATATCAGGTGGAGGATCATCAGCCCCACCCATATCGGGAGGGGCATCATCCGATACAGGAGGTGCCATATCAGGAGGATCGTCCTCTGGGGCTTCAAAAAATACGCGTTCAAATAAACTCATATCATTCACCCCATCAAATCATATTCTTCATATCGCCGGTACCGCCAACACGAATGAGCTTCTTCGTTAACTCATTCTTTAGTCGCATCATCTGATACTTGGCCTTCTTATCTCCATTTGCATCTGCATCTTTGATCTTTTCTTCCAATACCTGAAGTTCGGTTTTCAATTCACCAATCATTTCATTTCGAATACGGAATTTATTATTCCGAGAATCAAGATGCTTTGCTGCAGCAAGGAAGATAAAGATTGGGTTGAGTAGAAGTCCTGCTTTGTAAATTGCACCATATTTGATTGCAGACTTGAATGCTTTGATGATAGAATTGGACTGATGAGGATCAGCCATCTGTTCTTTGATATCATTTTCATTCGAGTCACGCCACTTTTCAATTTGTCCATCAATAAAATTGAGAACATGTTTGAATGGTTTCGTAACTGCTCGTGCTGTTTGATGAACTTTTCCAGCACCCCGTTTTAGACTTCCGATGCCTTCGGAGACTTTCCGATCAATATCCATCATGGTATCACGAATTGGATTATCGGATTCCGGTTTACCATCATCTGCATCACCGACTTCTTCATGATATACATGAGCCGATTCTTCATGCTGATCGCCATAGTCATGGGAATGAACTCGTTTGTTCGTCGAATTATCATTCTTCTGGTTATGAGAATCAACGGTCTTCGTTACATTGTTGGAATCCGTATTATTGGTCGTATGATACTTCTTATCATGTGAATCATGACTTGTATGGGTGCTGTAATCATTGTGGGATTTACTGGAAGTATTGTTGGAGTTGGTATAGTTGTAATTGTAGTAGTAATAATTTGCACCGCTTGCCGGTTTATCTTTTTCTGCATTATCAGGAGATTCATCATCAATATCATCATACTGATATGGCTCTGGTTCTGTCTTCGATGGTTTCTTTTCTTTCGATGTATCATCGATATGATCACCGAAGATATCATCACCAACATCATTAGAATTATCCGTATCATCATCTTCCCCATAGGAAAGATCATGATTATTTTTCAGATATCCAGGGGCTTTCCCAGTTTTCTTATTTCGTGTATTGGATGATAATGCTTCTGTAAATGCGTTCTTGGTGGATTGCGATGTAATCATTTTTGAAACGATCTCATTATATAATTTTTTTGCAAAATTTAGTGATAATGGGCAGATCGCTATGAGTATCTCTAAATTGCATTGACCTGAAACAAAACACTTTGTGTCAATATAATCGGAATTATCAATCATTTCCTGATTCATTAGAATCATTCCATATTTTTGGAGGAGTTCATTATACTTTTCAGAAAGAAGTTCAAATATTGTTTTTGCAAGCAGCATAGATGCTGCCTCATTTTTAAATCCATATGTAGTTAGATAGTATTCTCTATCATCGTAGAATTGCTCTCTTGGGTTATCAAATTCCATTGGCCCATCGGTATATTCACGCAAATCCAATATATTGAAGATATCAATTCCTGGCGCACTTTGATTGCAGGAAACATCATATGTGATATCATGGCAATGCTTGATAGCTCGATTGAATTCTGATTCAGTATTCTTAAACGTATACGATTCTTTGATTGAAGAGAATCGAGGATCCGTTAATATAAGATCTTTCATCATTGTCGCAAGATCTTCAATAATATTACTCGTTATTGAATCAAGCGGATTTGGAAGATTCTCTTGATTGTAAGACACTTCATAGTTTTCCATAGATAATGCTTCCGTAAATTGCTTCGAAAGAATTGGTTTTGAGACACGAGTTCCAGGAAGCATTGGAATCACAGAATCTGCAACATCCTCCTCAATCATGAGAGGTTCGAGAGCCTTCTTTGTTCGATGGATGGATTCCATGATGAGTGTACGTTCCGATTCATTCTTTGCCCCACAGAGCTTATATTCCTGATAGATGATATAATCTTCCATATTACGAACATCGGATTCGGTCAATGGTGAAATCATCTGCATTCCCATAATGGTAGATTCTCGGAATGCTTGCTCATTCTTTTCCAACGATTGATTGACCTGATATTCCAGAGATTCTTTCGTAAAGACATCCAGAATTTCATTGTCTACATATGAAAAATCCTTTAGACTATCCTTAATCCACTGATTGTTCGATAGCTTCTTTTTCTTGTCCACCATCTGATCGTATACATTTTCAAGCAATGCTTTGTTTGCTTCTGTATACACGATCATATCGGCAATACAACCATTTCCATAGCGCTCAAAGAATTTTGAAATGTTTACATTCTTATTGGAAAGCTTTGGAAAGTTTGTATAGTATGCTTCCAGATACCGATCATCCAAACAATCTTCAAAATAGATCGCCATATCCATACAGTTGGAATATTTATTTTCATACGCTTCCATGACGCTGATCATATCACTGTAGGTATCGGATAGCTTATTATCCTCATTCTTATTCTTCAGCTTCATGATCACATTCTTGATCTTTGAAATATAGGAAAGAGGAACCTTATGCTTCTCCAAAAAAGAAGAAAAGGTGTTTGCCCCATAGGAAGAAGAAATGATATATTCTAAATTCGAGATATAATCTTTCGGGGAATTGGATGCGATACGATCAACTGCTTCCATATAATTGCGGAGAGCTGGATTGCTCTTCGTATGGATGGCACCTCGTGCCTTTGCTTCTTGATAAAGCTTCCTAATATCTTCCATAAGTTTATTCAACCTCATTTCTAAAATCGCGGCCTAATTATAATTAGTGTGAAATACGGGGTGTTATAGAATTATGCAGAAAAAGACGAAGTCTTTGCAAAATGTTTCGGAGGTACAGCCCGATAAAGTTCGAGTGTTCTTTAAACGCTCCATTCTACAACGCATCTTGGATCTTCTCATCATGAAGCATGATGGATTCCGAACGGTGAAAGCAGTAAAGAATATATATCGACTCTTCTGTGCAATTGACGAAGATAAATATAAAAAAGATGCAGAGATGTTAGCAATGATCTGGTCCATCCGATATATTGCAAAACAATGGCTGGCCGGCGTTGTCACCATTGATCTCATCTTTGAGTTGGCAAAACGAGATCCTGAATTTGATGGCATCAAAGATAAAATTATATCAGAATCCATCAAATCAAATACACCCGTATCCGCACCGGAAGCAAAAATGTTGATGCAATTAATTGAAGAAAACCTCCAATTTGGATATATTGCTGCATACAAAGAAAATTATCTGGAATTATTGGACACAAATATCGATGTCAATAAGCCTGGAGAATTGAAAAAGTATACAGAGAATTTATTTAAAATATCTAAATCATTGGTTGATATTCAATACAACACAAATCTTGTTGCATCGGAATTAACATTTGATACGGGCGATGTATCATCGGTACGTGCTGCTGTCACAAAAACAGTGGATAGTCTATCAGGTTCTTCTTCCATATTAAAAACTGGAATTATTCGACTCAATACGCTATTATCGCCAGGATATATGAATGGGCGATTGTATGTATATGTTGGACCACCAGGTTCCTATAAGTCTGGTATTCTATTGACAAGCACACTTCACATTCGTGAATTCAATCCTGGGTATCAAGCAAAAACACCGGGTTTGAAACCAGTGGTATTATATGTAACAATGGAAAATACATTCACGGAAACCATTGAGCGTATGTGGGCAATGAATTTCGATGAACCCATCACCAACTATAATCCAGAAGAAGCATTTGATAAATTATCCGATATTCTTGGATTGGGAACTTCTGTGGAAGAAGAGAAAAAAGATGAAGGTTCTCTGGAGAAGATGCTGGATGCAAATGAAGAAAGCAATGATAAACCGAATATTGATATCATCATCAAATATTTCCCATATCGTGAAATATCCACAGATGGATTATATACCATTATTCAGGATTTAAGGGAAGATGGAAAAGAATGTGTTGCCCTCGTATTCGACTACATCAAACGCATTCGTCCAGCAGAGCAATCATCAGGAGACACAACAAAGATGGAATTGGCAAAAATCATCAATGAGTTGAAAGCATTGGCTGTCATTAATGACATTCCAGTGATTACTGCACACCAGGTCAATCGTAGTGGTGTTGCCGCAATGGATCAGGGTGTTCGTTTGGGGAAAGTTGATATCACAAAATTATCGGGACGTGAACATGTTGGGGATGCCTATGAAATTGTTGAGACAGCGGACTGGATGGCGATCATCAATACGGAAGTACAGCCTGGAACAAACCGCAGGTTCTTATGCATCAATGCAGTAAAGCGGAGACGTATTGATCAGGCGGAGTCGGAATTCAAAGAGTATACCTATATTGCACACCCATTCCGTCAGAATTCATTGCAGGTCATTCCAGATATGAGAACCGGAAAAGTGATGTCGCTTGGATCTCTCCAGACAGGATTGGACGTTGAAACCAAAACAAAGAATGCGGTGCAGCGCGAAGTCATTCCTGTTTCGGAGTTTGAGGAAGAAATATAAATAGGGGGAGTTGGTTATCATAGGACCTTACAACGGGTATCGATTTACAAGAGGGCAGCTTTGGTTGTGGCATGATCCCATCTGTGGAAACAAAAAGGAAAACATTCCAGTACCAAATGAATTTGAACGATGTGTCCGATACACACGGCAAGTTCTTGTGGTACAGAATATGTACACACTCAGTGATCGTAGTGTACTCGTCATCCCATTCAGCGGACATGAACATACGTCGCTGTATAATGTAAAATGTTCCACTGATGAGAATGATACGAGCTATGCTTTACCTCAATTGATGTTTCCCGCAGATAGTAATCAGTTGGTAAAGTATATTGGTGTCGCAAGTGATTCGATTATGCAAAGCATTGATCGGATCATCCAAAGAATGTTATTCTCTGTTGGAAAAGATGATTTCTCCGACGATGAAAACATCATCGTTCCATCTACAACAACATATCGTCCACAAGTTCCGCGATATGGGAAGAGTGATTATGCGAGAACAGATATAAATGCCGATCATATAACACAAGATCGATTCACTCGACCAAAGTATGAAAAGAAGACTGATAAGAAATATGATAAGAAATTCAGTCGAAAGAAAGCAAAGAAAGGAGGACGAAAAAACAGTTATAATCGGAGAGAATTTAAGTACCAGGATACCGATCCATATATGGAAGAAGACGTTCATGACATTCCAGATGTCGCATCTGCATTCGGTAGAATGTCGGATGAAGAAGCATTGGCGGAACATCAGGCAATTCTTCATCGCGTCAACCATACCAAATGGGATGACAAACGACGTGAGGAATTTGTACGATCTTGCCGTCGGGATGGGTTGGATGCAACTGCAATTGCATATAACATCAAACTCACGACAGCAGAAAAGTATTTTCGTTCATGGGAAGTCAAGCTCGGTATTTAATAAAAAAGAGAAAGGGGATTGCTCCCCTTTCTTTTTTATAACTAACTTAGAACATTCTTTGCATTGGCTACGGCACCTTCAACCATGCTGTAGATAATCGTGTCACGCTTCTCGATACCACCGACCAGCTGAATGACAGACGAAGATGCATCATCATATGCAGGAGGAAGCGCCTTGATTACGAGATCCACAACACGTCTCTGAAGGTCTGCTGCTTCCTCATCGGAAAGGGTTCCATTCGGAGATTCTTTCTTGAGACGCGTTGCAACAACCATTGTTGTATATACGGCAGATTGTACAAGCGTACCAATTTCTTCAAGAATTGCATTTCGTGTTGTAATCTCACTGTTGGTAATCTGAATATCATTTTTTGCAACAATGCTATTTGTTAGCTTTGCAATGTAATGTTTCACAACAAGTAGAATGGATGAACCAATACACACAATAATTGGAAGAACAATATTGTCCATAAGGGCATCTTTAATCATATCCATACCATTTCACCTCTCTTTCTATAAAAAATAAAGGAGGACTTTCACTCCTTTATTCCTTGGTATAAATATTTAACGACGGATGAGCGAATCATAGTGATATGCATACTTAATGCGCTGTGAAATCATCGGCGCACCAGCACGCTCATATGTCGCTTGGAACACACGAGTTGCCACCTCTACATCTTTCAGATTTTTGAATTGCTCATATCCGCCATGGAGAGGTTCTACTCCCATTGCCGAAAGATTACCTGGTGACACTTTTCCTTTGAGGCGAAGATCCATATCACGACTCTGCATCTCACGAATCATGTATGCGATCTGTGCATAATGATCGTGGTAATGATATCCATGATTATTACACCATGTATGGAAGTTGTTCAGGCGGCCTCCTTCAAGCTGAAATAATCCCTTGCTTCCAGCATCAGCAGATGGATTCATTCGACTCTCCTGATAGATATTCCCCATGATTGCAACGGTCACCTCATGGGTAAATTCTTTACGGAGTTCACTGTATACATCTGCTTCAATCTCATCGAGACTTGCAAGGACTTCGCCAATACTCTTATGAGAAGAATCCTGTGCTGCTTTCGTTTCTTCCTCGGCGACAGATACTTCCGTGTGATGTGGAATCGGTTGAACATCTTTATGTATGTCCTCGGCGGAAATGTGCGGTACCGCATCCGATGTAAACCAATAGAAATAGATTGCCATGAATACGATAAAGAGTAGCATTTCGACGCGGTGTAGAGAACGCTTCTTCCCATTGATGGTCACTGCGTTATTCCATAAATCGAACTTCATTGATCAAACCTCCTTTTTTATTTCGCGATAATCTCCGAAAAGATTCTCGTGAAATATGCATGAGAGGCACCCCATGCAATACCAAATACAATCGGTGCTGCAAGAATAAAGCACCAATCAGCAACATCGAGATCGTTAAAGACGTTGAATTTCATCATCTTTCCCTCCTCATAATTCGCTGAAATCACATCACAATATAAAAATATATATATATTCTCATCAGAGATACAATTTTCGTATGGGAGTGAAATTTATTATGGCAAAGAAAAGCGAGAAGGATAAAGCAGTCGAATTATTTCATTCAGTCATCCATCGGATGGGTGCGACAAAATTATATGAATATAATCGAATGTGGTTGATTCAATTGGAAGAATATCGTTGTTTGGTAATTCCAGATGAGGCATTATATAATGAACTGATGGCGTCAGATGAATTCAAAGAAAAAATAAAACCATGTAGTATTGAGAATAGCCGAATATTCTCCTACACGGATAAGCAAAACTGGGTTTCCATTGATATGTCCGAAGAGCATTTCAAAGGAAAAGAATTCAATATAACCATCGATGGGTTCAGTTATGATATCCCATTAAATAGAGATCTGATGATGGTAAAATTACGGAAAGCAGAATTCTCCAATATATCATATCAGGTATATAAAGAAAAACATCTCGTTCTTGGGATCAAGAAACGATTTGATTCTGCCTATGGATTTGATATGATTCGACTATTCCAAGTTGTATAATATAAAAATATAGAGAGGGAAATCCCTCTCTATATCTTTTGTAGTTAAATCATGATGAGGAACACGATCGATGCAATAATAATGGAGGTTCCCACATCAAGGAGCCAATGTGCCCGAACGATCATACGACTGAGTGCTGTGATAAGTCCGAGTGTAATACCGGCAATTCCAACCCATGGTTGACCAAATGCAAATAGTGTCCAGAAAAGACCACCAGAAATTGCACTCATTGTATGACCTGATGGAAATGAATCTCCACGGTTCACTGACCATTCCAATTTTGGAAACGGATTTGCTTCCGAATCTGTCTGTGATGGGCGAGGTGCATTGAATGCCCATTTCAATAATATCTGAATAACGGTACAAATGAGATAGTAGATGATAAATTCTCGTAGCATTGGGATATTGCCATCGATGATACAATATAGTACAACAACGATTGGCGTAAGGAATTGTATATGATCTCCAATCTTCCGAATATCGTCTTTCATATTCGAAGGAATGTTCCAAAGGATGCGATATAGCATGGTCGGTACATTCTTCATTAATGATTTGAGATTCAATGTAGTAGCTATAAGAGCTAACTTCTTAGCAATATCATTCATATTTCCACCAATCATAGAACCTAGAAGTTTCTTCGCTACATTCAGCTTTACTTCATCAATCCTCTTACGAGCATCAGAATTCAAATCATCGATTTTATCTTTTGCTTTATCTTCGATATCGCGAAGTTTATTCTTTGCATCGTCTCGCGCATCGAAGATGCGATCTTCCACGCGGCTCTTTGTATTTTCGAATGAAGCTTTTCCAGAATCCTTCAGGGTATCGATTTTATCATCGATCTTGTTCTTCACTCCATCGACTTTCTTCTCTAGTTTGCTTTTCTCGGATGCAAATACATCCTTGAGACGTTTGTCTAGGTCTAGTCCCATAATGAAACAACTCCTTATAAAAATTATAGAATAGAAACGGCGGTATATATCAAAAATGGATATTAAAGTATATAACACACACATCACTCTGTCCCCATACTATCGGACTGATGATGAGAGTGACAACTCATTACCCATCATTGAAGAAATGTATACTGCGATTGGTGCGTTTGATCAACAACCATTTCCGTGCGGATATATGATTGAACAAAATGTTTTATATGTGCCTCGTGGAACCCCCATCTCAAAATTAGAACAGTTGACCGGCACCAAAGCGATATACATAAACGATAGTGATCCATCGGAAGAGATATTCAAGAAAGCAGAACCTCTCTTCGAACCTCGGAATCATCTCCAAGAAGAATCCATTAAATTCCTAACTGATTCCGGAAATCATCAATTATCTCTCAATCTCGGAACTGGCCATGGCAAATCATTCTGTGTCGCAGCAGCGATTACACGACTCAACAAGAAAGCAATTATCATTCTACCAAATAATAGCCTAAAATATCAGTGGATGAAAGATACATTTATTGGGATGTTTACCTATCAAAAATCCCAGTTGATGGATATTGCTGGATCGCAAATAATTAATGATATTATGAATGATGCAATCGAAATGCGTGACATTTATTTTGTGACACACGCAACATTGCGGAATTACATAAATACTCATGGAGGATATGCTCTTGGCCAATTCTTTAAAAAGTTAAAGGTTGAGATTAAAGTATATGATGAATCCCATATGGAGTTTGCAAATATTATCAGTATCGATCATTATACCAATACCAATCGCACATGGTATTTGACGGCAACGTTCGATCGTTCTGACAAAACAGAATCCGTATGTTTCAAACGCGCATTTGCAAATGTGGAAGATTTTGGTGGGATTGAAAGTCATCGCATGACAACAAAACATGTTCTGTATCATGTCGTCAACATTAACACGAGACCATCTCGGAAGGAAATGGGTAAACTGTTGGGTTTCGGTGGATACGCCCAACCGCTCAACACTAATATTCCAATGGCTAATGGTGGGGTTAAACAATTATCTGATATTAGTATTGGAGACATGATATTAGGATCTGATGGAAGACCTACAAAAGTTATAGAAATATTTGAAAGGCCGAATGAGGATACATTTGAAGTTATATTCTCGGATGGGCGGGCAACAAAAACGTCATATGAACATTTATGGATGGTATATCAGAGTGGTTCATTCTACCGAAAAAGAGATAAATATTATATAAAATCTACGGGTGAGATGCTAAAGGATTTTAAATCTAAATATTGGAAATCTTCAAAAAAAAGATATGAGTATTCATATAAATATGCCGTTCCCCTTGTTCCGGCAATTGACTATCCAAAAAAACCGATTAATCTAGACCCATATACTCTAGGGTTATTTATAGGAAATGGAGCATTAACTGAGAAGTATCTTTCTATATCTACATTAGAAATCGGAATAATAGATTTCATCAAAAACAAATATGGATACAAAGTCGAATTCAGTAAATATGTTAAAGGGCGCGCATATGATTGTAAATTTAGAGATCCTGCAACGAATCATTATATAAAAACAAAAGATTTCTTTAAAGAGGTCCCTGACATAATAGGAAAACTATCTATAGATAAAATGATTCCTGAAGATTATTTATATAGCGACTTCGAAGATAGAATTTCTTTATTAGCAGGATTAATGGACACAGATGGCGGTATTTCTATTATTAAAACAAAAAATGGGTATTCTAAAGATATTAGATATACCACCTCGTCCCCTGCATTAGCCGATAATATAATACAATTGTGCAGATCATTGGGGTTTGGGGCATATATAAGATTTGATAAGCGCTATCACCGATATACCACTGGATATCATGCAATTATAAATATTCATATGGATAATGAATTTGCTCCATTAATATTTAGGCATAACGCTACTAGGAGGGAAAAGGCATACATCGTTGCCAAATACAGTTCATCTATATCTCATAGATTTTCATCAATTATAGATATAAAAGATTTATCATATAAAACGGATATGAGGTGTTTAATGGTTGATGCTGAAGATCATCTATATTTAACAAATGACTATATTGTTACACATAATACGTCAGCAAAGTATGGAAAGTATGCATTCTTTTCGGATCCGAAACAAACATGCTATCGTGTGGTCGAACTATTGTATGGTAAAATCAAGGACATTGAAGGGAAAACCTTAATATTTACACCATTGATTGAATCGTGTGATATGGTTGCAGAAAAATTGAAAAAGAAATTCCCTGATAAACGAATTGCCGTGTATCATTCAAAATCAGATGCTGATGATAAGAAGCATGCATTTGAGAAAGATGTCATTGTGACCACATTGAAATCTTGCGGTGTCGGTAAAGATATTAAAGACCTCCGTGCAGTAATATGCACAGAGCCATATGCATCAAAAAATATTGCAGCACAGGCAATTGGTCGATTACGCAATCGCCCAGATAAAAAGGATACATTATATTTCGATATTGTTGATATTGGTATCCCTGCAGAAAATTGGTGGCTGCGTGCACGCATGAGAGTAATTTCTACCCTTGTGAAGGAAGTCATTTACCTCAACATGGATGAATAAAAAATAAAGGAGGGTATCAACCCTCCTATTTTTTATTCAATATCAATATCTAAAATATCATCTGGGTAATGATTCAATAAATATTGCCGATAATACCCGGTTTCCGACGGCAACATTTCAACCAACGTAATTATCTTTTCATCAAAGAGATCCTCTATCTTCCACGGACATTCCTCTGGGATGAAGTCTTTATTATGTCGCAATGATACATTCCTATGAATCGAATTATTGTATCGGCGAACCCCATACTCATAACTGAGTTGCAAATCATTATTGATACCAATAATGATATTTGTTTCCTGTTTCTTTTGATTCCATCGAAGATTTTCGATGATTTTATCTCGCTGTTTATTAATCGATATTTCCCAACCTCTAGCATCCCGTTCAACATCATGGTAGTTATCCTTGTTCCGTACTTTCGTACATCAGAGTTCAC